TGCGCGTTGAAAGCGCGGTCATCGCCGAGACCATCGAGCGAGGTGAGCGGAGTCCGCTTCACGGTGCGTCTTTTCGGTGTCTCTTTAGCCACGATAAGCGGCACTTACGCGCGTCCCCGCCAACTCCATTTTCGTCGCGGTAGCAGCAACGGACTAGTCAGTTGGTGATCAACGCGCATTTTGCATTACGCAATAAGGCGGTTTCGCAGTACGTCAATGAGGTCTGCCGGTACTGATTCAGTTTGGATCGGGGGTCCGGCGGCGTTTGGTAAACCTAGCATAACATGCCGAAACTTAACCGCTCCCGATCCGTAACCAGGGTAGGCCAGAAAGGGAGAAGCCTAGATGAGCTTGCCGACCGCCATAGTCGTCGCTACCGCCATAGTCTGCGTCACCGTTCTGCTATGCGTACTCATCGCGATTTTCTGGGAAGCAAGGCACCGTCAGTAGGTTCTTATGAAGCGGACGAATGTCTTAACCATCGTGTCCCTGCTCTCGATCATACTCCTCTCATTTCACTTGACGGATGATATCGTCTATGGGACCGATAAGTCCCCGGCGTCAAACGTCGTGGTAATCGCTGTGCTCGTCATCTGGCTATACGGGACGCTGATGCTCGCCGAGCGGCGGTCAGGGTACGCGATCATACTCCTCGGATCCGTCGCGGGCATGGTAGTTTTCAGCGTCCACGTGAGCAGAGCAGGAGGGCTGTCGGCCGGCATTGTCGCTCAGTCCAGCGGAGCGTTCTTCTTCGTTTGGACTCTGCTCGCGCTCGCCGTGACCTCCGTTTTTTCCGCTATCCTCTCGGCGCTCGGGTTATGGGATCTGCGACGTTCAAACGGGAACCTCTAATTTCTGAGGGTTCAGTCGATCTCTAGCCAGCGATCGCAGCGACGGCGCGCTGTGAGCTCTCGCTCCTGACGCGCCGGCGGTAGCCAAACTTAACAGCCGAATCGAGCCCCTTCAGCGCTTTGCCAAGGTCCAGCGATAGCATTCGCTCCTCGAGTGCTTTGTACGCCGGACGCAGCGCGTCGTGAGCTCGTCGCCTTGCTCGAACTCGAGGGGACCGCTGAACGGAACGCACACCAGGGCGCGCAGAGCCTTATTGGGCGCGACGGGAATCGGCCCGCGACCCCGGCATCCGTCTCGCTGAGTTTTTGGAACGATGGCTCTCGATGGTCGTCAAGCCGTCGATGCGCACCACGACCTACCGCAGTTACAACATCGATTTCGAGAAGCACCTCAAGACGTGCCGGATCGCCAATACGGGCCTGCGCGATATCGACGAGGCGCAGATACAGCACCTTTTCGTCACCGAGAACAAAGCTGCGACGCGCACGCAGGCGCTAACATTGATCGTCCTGCGCCGCGCGCTCGATCGCGCCGTTCAATGGCAACTTATCGATTCCAACCCGGCGAAAGGCGCGGCGATCCCGCGACAAGAGCGGCATCCGCTTTCTCCCGAGGAGGTTCAGCGCTTCCTAACATTCGCAAAGAACGATCCGCTTTTTCACGCTTATTTTCTCGCGTTGAATACCGGGATGCGGCAGAGCGAGCTGCTTGCTCTACGCTGGGAAGATATCGTCAACGGTACGATCCGTGTGAATCGCGCGCTCGATCCGCACACGTTTAAGGCCCCAGAACCTAAAACACGCGCCGGCAAACATGCGATCGTCCTCGACGCCAGAGCGCTAGCCATGCTCGAGCCCCACAAAGGCGCGGCAAGCTGCGGCCGGCTATACCGGGCCGCTCGTCTTTGTCGATCGATACGGCGGCCACTTGCGGCCGTCGAACTTCAGAGGCGTAGCTTCAAACCGCTTCTAAAAAAGGCAGGGATTAGCGAGACGATACGCTTCCACGATCATCTCCGGCATACATCCGCAACGCTGATGCTCGCCGCTGGCGTGAATCTAAAGATCGCAAGCGAACGCCTTGGCCACGCCAACATCGCGATCACCGGCGACTTCTACCAGCGCGTGAGTACGGATATGCAGCGCGACGTCGCGCGCAAGATGGGAAAACTCCTCACTTTTGACGACAAAAAAGTAATAAAAGGCGCTCAGGGTGCGCGTAAAAAGGCGTCAAGCGCGCCGATCGAGGTTTCAATGCGTGAATCAAAAGACAGCACGACCATTGGCTGGTCTTTGTCTTGGCATAGGGCCGCAATGCAAAGGGTCAATCCAGGCTCCTACGAGTTTGAGGAGTAGCGCTCGGCGCAGGAGTCGGCGGATAGTAGAGGCCCGGCGCAACGGGCGCAGTGCGATCGCCGTCTTTCTACACTCGGCCGTCGGCATAGCGGACGTATTGAACGCGGCAGATGACGTTGACGGGGCTCGAGGCTGTTATTCTCCTGGCCGACTGCTCCAACCGTGCCAGCGAGGTTCCTACGGGCTAGTATCGGCACGCCGGGCGCGAAGGTCCCGAGCCAATCAAGGCCCATCGATTGCGTGATCGCGCTGAACGTGTCCTGGACGTCAAAGACGAACCGCACTGCGTTGACGGGCTGCGGGCTGATGTTCGTGAAGTCGACCGCGGCGGCGATGTAGAGACGGCTATCGCTAAGCGCAGCGCGGCACGAATCGACCCGAACCGGCGAAGCCCCCGAGGTCACCACTTCCGTGCGCAGCGTCGTCTCCGCAAGCGATCCGGCCGGCACCATAGCGCCAGCAAAACGATAACCGCGGCGAGGGTAAGCCCGTTCCGCATCTCCTGGTTCCTTTACCCAGGGGGCAGGCGGCTCCTGGTTTGCCGACGCCCAAATCTCGGGTTGACGCGACAGCCGGGAAACTTGCTTAATTGGGGCGGTCGCGGCCACACCCCCTAAGCCGTAAGGTGCTATTTTAGTACCGTTATTTTAACTTCATTCGATCGCGCAGCTGCTGTGAACTGTGCCGCATTTTTGCCAAAGGCCCCGATCTCGATGGAGGCAGTGATTCTATAGGTACCGGGCCCAATGTCGTAGTTCCAGTGCTTGATGTCCACCCAATCGCCCGTCGCGCCATTGGTTTCTGCATCGCTGTATTCCATAACAAAAGGCTTGCCGGGCTCTAGCTCAGTGGGATCCATAGAACTCTCAAATCCGTACTGCGGGCCGTGAGGCGCCGTCGTAGGCACAGTATTTCCGGCAGCGTTCACGACCGTGAGCTTACTTACCGCGTAGGGCGGCGGAGCATTTGCATAAATAATCGCTTGAGAGGTTCGATTGATCAGTATTAGCCTGAGCTCGATCGGCTCTCCCACGCGGTAAACAGGCTTATCCGATTCAAGCCGCACGGCTATTGCATTGGGACGGACGGGAAAGTTCAATTCCTTGACTTGCGCTGCCGCCGCGACCGGCAGCAACAGCGCGCTGGCTATTAAACTACAAACCAGGCGACGTAACATGTCTTTGCTCCAGCTTCAGGGAGGCTTCACAGATATTTGCTTCGGCAACCTGGGCGGACGTAAGACTCGCCGCTTGCCATGACCATAATGACGCCCATTAGCCTGACTCTGGGATCAACGCAAACGTTTGAGCCCCCAAAAATCAATACACACCGTGGTAAAACCGATATGAGCCCGGACCCTTCACCTTGAAAGACTCGGCGTTGTAAGTAAGCGTGACCACGGGATGTTTTTCTGGAAACCATGCGACCCACGTATAGTCATCGGTCCACTTTGCGTTGCCTCCCGCAACGACTTGCTCACTTGAGGGTGCCGCTGTTGGACGGAGGTATCCGATTGCATGTGGTGGGCAGTATCTGGGATCGAAAGGCTCATGGGTGATTAGCGAACCCACGAATGCCGGTGCGTAGACCATACTTCCATGCTAGCGCTTTGTCCCCAAGCGCTCAACCCTTTATGGTCCCGGCCTTTCGAAGAAGATTGACGCGCCAGTTCGCTTCCACGATCTGCGCCAGCAAAGCGCTACACTGATGCTCGAAGCCCGGCGTAAACCTCAAGATGGCAGGCGAGCGTCTCAGAACGCCTCGATCGCAATTACCGCCGACACGTATTCACACGTCTCGCCGACTATGCAGCGTGATGCGGCTAGCCGCGTTCAAGCCATCCTAGTTCCCAAAGTGAGCCAGACAAAAAGGAGTCCCCCACAAGAAACGCTGATTTTGCGGGGGCATTTTGGAGTGGCTCCCGGTGTTGGACTCGAACCAACGACCCGCTGATTAACAGAACCCGAAAGCCCCGCACGGCAGGGAAACCCGCAACAAATCTGCGCCTCTGAGAAGGCATTCCGCTTGCTGCGCAAGCCGTTTGGGCGTCAGCTATGGGCGTCGGCTCGGCGTAAAATATAAAAAAAGGGGCCGGCCCGTAGGCCGACCCCTCCTTCGTTATTTTGGAACGACGCCTTTGCGTCCGCGCGTTGGTAAAGGCTTCAGCCGCGTGCGCTCGAGCTGATCGACCGGCGTTGGGCGCCGAAGGTCGAGCTTCTCTCGTTCTTCGAACGGGCGCGCGAGCGCCTCGGCAATGCGATCGTCTGGATCGTCGTACAACAGCGGACTCCCATAGATTGACACGCGTACGGCGGTCAATCTAAAAAAAAAGGCCCGCACCCCCTGAAGGGTACGGGCCTACGTTTATCGTCGGACTCCGATCGCGGCCCCTTACGAGCCGGAGATCTTGCTCGCGATGCTCTTGAGCAATGCGGCGAGCTCGTCGATCCCCTTACCCTCGAGCGTGGGCAGTTCCGGCTCGTACTCGCTGACGTATCCCGCCAGCGCGTTGTCGAGCAGACCGCCCAGACCGAAAGGCAGCTTATCGAAGACGCCCTCGGCGATCTTCACGGCGCCGTTGACGACGTTGAGGATCACCGGGCCGGTCGCGGCCTCGATCGCGGGTTTGTACTGTTCGAGAAGCGACGCGCCTTCGGTGAGGAGCTCGGCCTCGACTTGTTTGATATTCACTTACGTCTCCCGGGATTGCGCACGATGCCGGCGCGCGCGGCTTCCGGCCTCTCAGCCGAAACTTTATTCAGGGCAGAAGAAACCGCACACGAATACGCAGATGGCCGTGAGGGCGAGCTGCACATCGTAGGGCAATGTCACGTGGATGAATGGGTGCAACGCCCAGCGGATCGCGACCGAGATCGCACCGCCGAGTGTCGACGCTTTGACCTTGGGGTGGATCCTCAGCATCGCTACGGCGACGGTGACGGCGTGTTGTACATATAGGTGAAGGTCGCCGCATACGGGCCGGTCCGCTGAAGGCTGCAGGCCGTGCGCGCCCCAGCCCCCGTGGCCATCCCAAACGCGTAGCCCTTTGCCGTATTTATCCGAACCTGCATCTGGCACGAGAACTGCGGATAGAGCGGCTCATAGATAATCGAGAGCTGATGCCCCGACATCAAGCACGGACGCGGATCGCCACTGATGGTCGTTTGATGCTTCACTGACGCGGCTAGCCCGAGCTGCGCCACGTACGGCTGCATCGGCGCCGCTTTCCCGGAGCCGCAGCCCGTTTGTACGACGACGTCGACGCCCCGCAGCTTGTAGTTGTCAACGACCGTAACGACGAGCGGGGTGGGAGCCGAAGTGGGTGCCGGGGTCACCGCGGCGCGCGCCGCGTTCCCTGCGGGCGAGTTGCATGCAACCAACGCGCACAACAAAAAAAGCGCCAAGTGCTTCATGACGCGAGCCCTCCTAAGGCGGGTGGGGGTTACTGCTGGATGCGGACGGTTAGATTGTCGAGCAGCATCTGGACTTCGGTCATCAGCGAGCCGCCTTCGTTGGCCAGACTCCAGCGCCAGACGTACGGGCCAGCGTTCCAGAACGGCGGACCCTGCGGTGAATCGAAATACGTCGGGCCATTGCACGACGCGACGAGCTGGTGATTGCGATATAGGTTGACGAAGCCGTTCGAAGTTTCCGAGACGAGAACTTGGATGTCGAAGTGATCCTTCTCGCCCGGCGTGTACGGCGCGGTCCAGAACGGATTGCTCAGACTGTGCGACGCGCCGCATCCCGACATCACCCACTCTTGCGGCTGACCGGTGCTGCTATTTGGTGGCGTGTTGCCGAAGCCGAGCTGCGTGTAGGGCGTGCCGGTTTGGCCGAGCCCGTGAATCTGCCAGAAGATGCGCTGCGCGTCGCCCTTGTCGTCGCCCATGCCGGGTGGCTGACCTTGCAGGCCGTAGTCTCCGTAGTCAAACGAGAACCAGTAGGTAGCACCGTCAGTTAACGGAAACGTCGAGCCGCCCGGCGTGAGCGGCAGCATCTGCTGGCGCATGTACGTCTGGCCGTGTTGCTTGAAGTCGAACGAGAACTGTGTGCCGTTTACAATGGGGCAGCACTCCTCACCGTCGGTCGCATTCGTCCAGTTGTCGAGTCCCGGCGTTCCGGTTTGCCACACGATCTTGCCCGGCGGCGCAGTCGGTGACGACGTTGGCGATGCAGTCGGGACCGGCGACGGTGTTTCAGTCGGCGCGATCGTCGGCGTTGCCGTCGGCAGCGGCGTTGGCGTCGGTGCCGGCGTCGGTGAAGGCGAGGGTGACGGGCACACGTTGATGACGTGCTTGTGAATGCACAGCGTCGAGTACCCGGGCACCATCGACGGCAAGGAGCGCCAGCCAGGCCCTGCTGCGAGCAGCGCTACCGCCGCGAAGCTACTGAGCAGCCGGAATCGAGAAGTCAACGGATACCCCGCTTTCGTTGGTGCCCCAGTTCATCTGCGGTGCGTACTTTGCAGCGTACTGCGCGCCGATGGTTTGAAATAAAAGAGCATTGCCAAGCGCGCCGGTCTGATACGCGGAGTTGTTCCAGCCGATCATCCCCGGCATATCCGGGAGGATCGTCGTCGGCGTCGACGACAGCATCGTATAGAGCCCAAAGACGAGGCTGTTGGCCGTTACGCTGATTTGGGTGTTCTGCCAGTTGAGCGTCGCGCTTTGCGTCGTACAGTTGAAGTTCGTCGGCGTGCCGGCGTTGGCAAGCTCTGACACAAAAAGCGCGTACGCCGTGGCATTGGCCTGCGAAAAGGCGAACTGATCTGACGCGTTGCCGGTCGCCGTTCGGTAGTAGACCTGGATCTGCCCGAACGACGAGAGGCCGCACGCCGTTCCCAGCAGCGTGTACCCGGTCGGCGTAGTAACAGCCGACGATTGCAAGTCGGTGACGATCGCCAGGATGAGATTGCCGGCGGTCGCCGAGTTCGGCAGAGAGGCAGTGTGCGACACCGTTGCGCCCTGGAAGGGCTGTGTCTGCAGAACCTGCGGCGCGCGGATGCCGGTGAGCGAAGCCCCCGAGACGGCGCCGAGGCCAAAGTTGTTATAGCAAACGCACGACGTGGAGTCCAGAGCCGTCGTAACGGGATTCAACTGGAAGTTGTTCCCCGCCACCGTCACCTGCGTCAGCCCGCTGCTGACGTTCGCTACCGTCGATGCGACACCCCAGCCCGTTCCGTACTCATAGCCGCCGGTCAACGAGATCGCGGAGGCGGGGAACGAGGCATTGTCGGTGATCTGAAAACTTTGATTCGAACCCGTGTTGACGTCTTTGAAGATCGGGTTCGCGATGATCGTGTCGGAGCCGCAGACCTTCAACGCCGTCACCTGGGCGGTCGTGTTCTCCTCGATGATCCACATGTTGTTGATGAACTGCACGTCGGGCTGCTGGCAGTTCACCGGCGAAGAAATCGTCGAAGCCGTCGACGAACAGCACGCCCACGCCCAGCGCACGTTTAGAAAGCGATCAAGGTTCGCATACGAGTGGCCCGCATCGGTCGCACCGCCCGGCCCTCCGGCGAGCACGATCGAGATGTTGTTGGCGAACGTCTGCGAGTCGAACTTTAGTATGCCTTTTTGCTGATACTCGCTATTCCAGCCGATACCGCAGAAACCGACCCCTGCCGGAACTTCTACGTCACCGTTGACGATCGGGTCGACCGCCGCAGAGGGAAAGTCGATGCAGACCTTCCCTCCCGTACCTAAAGCCGTGTTGTCCGCCGCGGCGATCGCCGCGTTGAGGGTCGTAAGATTATTCGCTGATGCGCCGGCGACCCACGGCCCGTACGCCATCAGCGGTGTATGCGTGTAGGGCGGCGTCGAAAGCAGTGAGTTGATGACGGTGTTTTGCGCAACCTGCGACGAGCATCTGATGTTGGCCGTTGACGTCTGACTCGCCCACGATGAGTCCGGAGCAATCTCGACATATCCCGTCACTGCCGGAGTGATGATATACGTCTGGTTCGCCGTTGGCGTGAACGGCTGGGCCTGCGTGACGCCAGCGAGTGTTTGAATCACGAGCGGCGTCGTCATTTGCGACGGATCGTTACCCGCCCACGCATCAACCGGGCCCGGCGTTCCGGTCACGTAGAATGTCGCCGTCCCTTGCGTGCTCAGATTCGAGCACGCCGCCGGCACGCTGTTCGGCGCCGTAAAGGTTCCGACACCGGTCAGAATCGGGGCGTCGGCGGAGGCGCGCCCGTTGGCGAGCCCCGCGATCGCAAGCACGGCGAGCAGCGAGCCTCGCCAGGAGAACATTTGCATAAAGGGCCCCCTATGGAAGCAAGTAGACCTTGACGGAGATCACGCCAGGCTGCAGCATATGCAGGTCGTCACGCACCAGCGGCGAGACGTCGATCACGCGCCCGGGAACGAAGGGTCCGGTGCCGATGACACGACAGGTCTGATGCCGTTTCCCGGCGACGACGCGCACACGGCGCCGGATCATCGATCGAGAGGGCATTGCGCAGTAGTAGCCGCCGTCGTACACGCGCTGATAGGGTGTGAACCAGGACGCATAACCGACGGCTACCAGCGCCGCAGCAATCAACGATGCAGCTGCGCCGCGACGTACGCGCGCAACTCGGGCAAGTGCGATTCGAGCACATTGCCGGGGCACGCCGTACTGTAGTCGCCCGGGTCGCCAGGATAGAACAGGGTCGCGACGTCGCCGTGCCCGATCGTGCGCTCGATCGTCGGGAACTTCTGATGCAGCAAGAGGGCGAGTTGTTTTAGCGCCGTGAGCTGTGCGTCGGGGACAAGCGACTGCGCACCCGGGGTGCCCGTCTGGAAATCGCCCAGGAGGCAGACGTTGACGCTCTGCATGTTGCGACCGTAGGCCGCGGACGGCTCGTATTGGTCGGGGCGGCCCTTGTAGATCGTGCCGTTGCCCGCGATCACGTAGTTGTAGCCGATCATATCCCAGCCCTCGGCCCGATGCTCTTGATCGATATCGAGGGGCGACTGATTGGGCGATCCGTCGCTATGGTGGATTATAAGGTCCGTGATGTCGGAAAAGGAGCGCGGCGCCATGTCGCCGGCGGGCGCCGGATAGTCGACTGCAACGATTTTCATAAAGCCTCGTTAGTTTGCGGGTTGTGGTTTCGGAGGGACCGCACCGTGGAGATCGAGGAGATCCTTGTTTTTAAGGATTGCATCGATCTCAGTGCGCAGCTTTAGCGGCATCTCGGGCATATTGCCGCCGAGCCGCAAGAACGTGTGGAGGCTGGTGATGTACTGGATGGCCGCCGCGAGCAACTCGCGCGTTCGGCGAAGGTCCTCGCGCGATTCGTGAACCTCTTCTCGCGACTCGCGAACTTCGGTCCGCAGCTCGGCGACCTCGTCGCCAATCGCCTCTAGGGCCGTCTTCCAACCCTTAGCAGCGAGTTCGAATGATTCGGCGGCCTTTGTCGCTCGCTGCTCTAGCGCAATCGCCGCGTCGCGCTCTTCGATCGCCAGATCGCGCTCGCGCATTAAGCGGACTTGCTTTTTGAGAAAGTTCGCGAGCATCGGAATGCCGCGAACGCTCGCGTAGAACGTTCCCGATCCGCCGATCAGGGCAGCGACGTCCTGAATCGTGACGTGAAACACGTGCGCGACCCCTTCGAAGGCGTTGGAGGTTTAGTTGGGGTTCGGAACGATGTGATAGCTAAAGACGTGGCTTGTTGCCGTGGGAACGCCGCGAAGGATGACGCCCCAGGTATCGGAGTTTGAGATCGAGGCCGTCACCGTGATGGTGGTGGCGCTGATCTGACAATTGGAATTAATAGTGGCCGTCGTCGTAGCCTGGGCCGAAACGCACGTATAGCTCGAACCGAAGGCATACGGCGTCGTGATGGTGCAGGTCGTCGCCGCCGACATCGCGCACGAGCCGTTGAAGTCCGTCGGCGCCAGGGTGACCGTCACGGTCGTTGAAGCGGCGGTGCACGTCGCGTCGACTTTGTTGGTCGAACTCTGATCGGTTACGAAGCAGAGCGGGGTCGTATAGGCTGAGACGAGGGTCGCCGTGCAGGTTGTCGAGCTTGAGTTCGTGCAGGTGCCGGCGAAGTCGTTCGTTGCTGTTTGCAACAGCTTCGGTACAGTTAGCGGATTCGAGAACCTGAAGACGCCGGCCGTCGCGCAACCGTAGCCCAGAGACCCGCTCGAGGACGATCCGCCCAAGAACAGCTTGCCGCAGGTCGCGCTTTCATCTGCCGACAGGTCACCTGAAGCAACGGTCGGCAATGATGCCCCACCCGTTCCATCAGCTTGAAAGTATCCGGAGTTCGTTGTTGGGCAACCAAGATTGAATACGCCGGAGAGCATACTGAAGCCGCAAAGGCTCCCGCCGACCACGTTTGAACCGAACTGGATGCTGCCGCTGACGGACGATGTTTCTGTGGCGAACGAGCCGGAGGGAATGGCCCCGGGGCTGTTATGGTCCGCCATCGCCTCTAAAATGCAGGCGTTGCAGATGATTCCCGGAGAGCTGGCACCCAGCGCCATCCCGTAAGAGGTTCCGCTCAATATGCCTTGGTTGAACGACCCGTCGCAGCCGATCCAGGATTCCAGCGTCGACACGTTCGCGAACTGCATGACGTCGAGATTCGTGCCAGAGCACGGCCCCGCGAAATAGTACGCTGAACCGGGGCCGCTCGTCCCGGCGTGCGAGGCAAAGGTGCAATCGTTCGAAGCGTTACCGCAGGCGAAGCCCGTCGATGGAGCCGACGCACCGTCCACCGCGAGCGACGTTCCGTGCAGCGAACCGGCGACGCCAAGGTCGCCCGATCCATCCGCGCATATCTCACGCGTGCCGGTATTGCCGATGCTCAGCAGCGAGTTTTGAACGCTCCCGCACGTTCCGTCATTGGCCGCACCCAACGACGTATAGGCGCTGCCGCTGGTCGCATTACCGAAGCGCAGCACGGCTGCACTCGCTTGCCCGAGCTGCCCGTTGTTGATCCAGCCGCCGGTGACGTTGGTCCCGACCTGCTTGACGCTCAGAGCGGACAGGTTGCCGCCGGCGGCCGTAAAGCCGGTGAACTGCCCGAGATCGGGCGAGATCATCCCCGTGGTGATCGTGCTCGTTCCGAACGGCACGCACACCCACGAGACTGCGATCCAGCCGGAGTCAACCGAGGGCTTCGCGGGAAAGACCGAGCTGCAGTTGGCCGTCGACGCCGTGCCTTCTTTGGTCTGGTACGTTGCGACGTCGGTTCGGTTGAGGTTGACCGCCATGTTCTGCGGCACGTAGATCGGCGACGGGCCGCCGACGTTGATGACGAACGGCACGGAGCTCGACCCGGTGTCTTGGCTCGGAACGACTTGCCCTTCAACGAGCCAGTACACGGACTGCCCTGACGATACAGGCGGGCTCAGCGGCCCGAGCTGCGACGACGCGGCGGCCTGAAAGGCAGCGACGGCGATCAGCGTCGGGTCAGCCGGCAGCTGCGCGCAGTTCGAGATAGAGCCTGGGCACGCGGGCGGCCACGCCGTATCATCTTGCTGCACTTGATAGAGCGCGCCGAGCGTCGTTGCAGCCGTCGGCCCCACCGTAACGAGCAGCCCGCTCGATGGCGAGGTCGAGAGATTCGCGAAGACACCATTGCCGGCGGTCGGCGTAAGATCCAGCGAGTGCAGCAGCCACGTACCGAGTGCGAGGCGATCGTTGCGCTCTTGCTGATTGAGCCCGGTCGCCGTCACGGTTTGCTGGGTGAACCAGCTTCGGCGATCGGTCGCGCCCGCCGGCGACGCAACGAAAAAGAGCACCGCAATCAGCAGCACCCTCGAGAGGATCGTTCGCATCAAAAACTCCGTTAGGTTGGAAGCGGACCGGTGACTTCCCAATCAACGCTCCCGGTAGATTGACTGATGCTAATCGTGAAGCCAGTGGCGGTCTTCGTACTCTCCACGACCCACGCCGTAAAGTTGCCAAGCTCGCACTTTGAAATGCGGTAGGTGGCATCGGCGTAGGCCACCGGCAACGATACCGCCGCTTGGCCTCCAGTGCAGTGCGCTTCCCCGCTCTGTTTAAGGACCGGGCCGTTGATCTGGTCGCCGTTTTGATATTCGATCGTGAGCGGCGCAGTCGGAAAGAGAAAGCCTCCGGCTTTGATCACGCCGCCCGGAGCGCCGAGCAAAACGCCCACGCACGTGACGGCGATCGTGCCGGCACCGAGTCCCGTCACCACGAAGGCAAAGGATTGCGCCGAGTTGTTGGGGCCGAAGACGACGCCGCACTGCTTGACGTTCCACTCGTCGATCGTGTTGACGGCCAGAGTCGCGGGATCACCGACGTTCGGGATCGACACATTGCTCGTGAGGAAGGTGTTGGGCGGGGCCGAGCACGGGATGACGAGACCGCCGTTGGTGAGCGTTCCGTTATTGTTGTAGAAGTCGCTCGCGGACGTATTCATTACGGTGAGCACGTCGCCGCTAATGTTGGTCACGACGAAGTACATCGCGTGCGTCTGATTCGCGCCGATGACGATGCCGTTTGCCCCGATCGGGTAGGCCGTCGGATCGGCGACCGGCATATTGACGGTCTGGCCGATGTTCGGGATGACGACGTCGGAGGTGATCGATGTAATGCCGGCCCCGGCAGGCCCTTGCGGGCCTTCTGGGCCCGTAGGGTTCATCGTCGGGAACTGCACCGCGATATCACCCGTGGTAATGCCTGACGCGCCGTTAGGCACCGTAATGATGGCGAAGACTTGATAGCCGGACGGCGGGTTCGGTCCGTCGGGATTCGTGCCGCCTTCGACGTACTCGAACTGCATGCCCGAGATGTCATACGGGACTTGCTGCGTGCCGCTGCCTTCGACGTTGCGCGGGACGGTCGATACCTGCACCAGCAGCTGCTGCACGCACACGGCGTCGTAGCGCGTATTGCCCGAGCTGTTACCCGGGACCGTAAAGGTCGACTTGGCGATCGACGCGGCTAGAATGCCGGCGATCAGCGCCCACTGTGGATTGCCGGAGGTGCCGCCGGCCTTGACCTGCAGCCCGGTGCCGGGAACGCAGGTCACCGGATTGCACGACGACTGCGGGATCGCGTTGCCGTCGGGGAGTCCCTGGCCCATAGCGATCGCAAAGCCTGCTTGGTCGAGTAGGAACGTCGCGAGATTATTCCAGTCGTCGTACTGAACGCACACGCCCTGGACGCCCGGCGTAAGAATCGACGGAGGGGTAAACGACATCCGCGATCAGCTCCCGGTTAAATCAGCAGAGAGGTAACGCGGCCACGCGCCGCCGGCCTTTTTAAAGTTCACGAGCATCCCGAGCCGCGGATCCGGCGCGGTATCGGAGAGCGTAAACTCGTTGGGATTGATGAGAAACGTGTTGACGTCGAGGAACGAGTTGTCGAGCTGCCACGCCACCGTATAGGCAAGCCCCACTTGGATCACGACCGACCCGTCGTTGTTGTTGGGGTTCACGTTGTACTGGTTAGCAAGATCGGGGCGCGTCTGGCGATCCCAGACGTAAACGGTCGGAACGATGCCCTGCGAGGGCGTGATGCTTGTGATATCGAGACCGCCCTGCACGTCCAGGCCGCCGAGCACGTCGAGTGCCTGGCCGCCGCTCTGACCCAGGCCGAGCTGCGTCGCCAACCACGCATAGAACAGTGACGCGATCGCTTGAATCGCTGCGACGGTCGTGTTCGGCTTACTGAGCAGCGCGTAGATCCGAGCCTTATACCAGGGGTCCGTCTCGGCGAGATATCGTACGCCGACGGGCCCCAGGAAGTCCGCAGCCCACGTATCGACGTCGGAGTCTTGCGACGACTGCAGTCGCGCGGCTTGCAGCTGGTTTTGCGCGTTGCAGTCGAGCCAGCGCATGACGCTGGCGATACCGTAGGCCGTCGCCCACGCGACGCCACCGCCCGGCTCGCGGTACTGATCGCCCCACCAAACGGTATTCCCCTTTGGCCATAGCGTTTTGGTCTGCAGCTGCGCCCAGTTCGTCTCGGTCATTGACGGGGAACGGTACTGCATACAGGGGACGATCGTCGTGCTCGATCCGCCGCCGGCGAAGGGTTGAGCGAAGAGCGGCCCTTGACGACCAAAGAAAAAGGCGACGTACGAGAGGCCCGTCTTGACGTAGAGGTTCGGGCAGAGGCCGCCGGCTTGCGTCCAATCGGTGCCGATCGGTCCCGAGTTCATACTGAGGTTCGGAAGGTGTGCCGTCGGTGCCGGAAAGACCGTGACTTGCACGCCGGCTGGCAGTGGGTTTCCGACTTCGTCGTTAAACTGCAGCGGCATTAGGTCACCGTGAAGGTCGGCGTGCCGGCGACGAGCTGGTTGGCAAACGTCGCGGTCACGTCGGCCGCTGCGCTATCGAGCTTCAGCGTGATCACGTCGGCGACGCAGAACGCGCCGTTGATCTGCGTTAGCAGCAGCGCGGCGTAGGTGCGCGCGAGCGAGATCATCGTCGGAGTCGTATCGGAAGCCAGTCCCGTACCGTTCGCGAACGCTGCCCACTGCGCATTGACCGCGGTGAGCACGTCGGAACCGTTGAAGCCAGGCAGCGGGACGATCGTCGCCGATACGGTGACCGGGACGATCGTTGGCGCGATGACCTGGTACGAGACGCCGCCGGAGCGCACTGCCTCCACGGCGGCCTGCACCGCATCGAGAAAGCCCGACGACGGGGCCGTTCCGGTGTTGGCGAGATTCACGACGAGCGTGAAGTACGAGTTGTGGTTGCTGCCGTCGGCGTTCACCCGATCGCCGTAGGAGTAGATGACGCCGGTCTGCACATCGAGTGCCGCGCCGATCTCGGCGTTGATCGTTCCGCCGCCGCCGCCGGACACCACGATCGGGAAGCGGTTTTTGAACGACTGATTCGATTCGCTCGCCGCACCGTTGGTGAACGGATCAGCATTGCTGATGGTCGAGATCGACGAAGGGACGCCGCTGATGGCCTGCGTGATTGCGCCGGCCGGCACGTTGCCGCTGATGCCCGGGACCAGGGCTTGCACTGTCCCGGTGACGCTGTCATTACCAACGGTGATCGGGTAGCCGCCGGCGCTAGGGTCGAAGGCGCCGTTGTCGGTGTCGGTGACGACGATGAACTGATCGCCTTGTTCGTCGGCTACGACCGCGCCGATCGGCACGATCACGGTTTGCGCGACCGGGGACGGCGTCGAGAACGTACAGCCGCCTTGCGCCGCCTCGCCGCCCAGCGGCACGACGTTGAAGGGGGCACCGAACGAGATGGCGTCGGGGTTGACGCTGCCGTCGGGGTTTGGGGGGATGGTCTGCAGCCGCAGGATGCTGTTCGTGTAGTCGAGTTCGTTCTGAATGAACGCGGCGACCAGCGCGAGGGCGTCGTCGAGCGCGCCGGCGGTCGACGCCTCGTCGGTATTAATCGGAATGACGCCGGGCTGGGAGTTGAAGGCCGTCGCGAAGATCGCCGCGAGTTGCGCGGGGGTCTTCGGAGCCCAAGTCGATGCCGCCACGAACCCCCTCCGCTTGCCTTTTGTGCTATGATGCGACCGTGAACCGGTCAGTGCGGCGCCTGCCGCCCGTCAGCGATTGGGCCAGCCGATTCGTCGAGCCCGAGCCAGACGACGTCACGTACGAAGAGCCAAAGCGCCAGCAGCCTCCGTCGCGCCCGACGCTCCTAGAGCTCGCGCGCATCGAACAGGGGCGCCATCGCACAAGCGCCGCGGCGCACCGCAGCTCGAGCCGCTGGAACTTCTGGAGCGGCCTCGGCTGCTTCGCCCTGTGGTGGGTGCCGTATCACATCGGCACCGCGCTCTGGGTGCTCAGCGTAATCTTCTGGGGCCTTGCGTTCGTGCAGTGGATGGAGTCGTTGATCGACCGCCGCTCCGCGCGCATGTATCCCGATCCCGACGACCTCGCCCGCTTCTAAGGCGTCGGAACCCCCGCGGCCGGCGGCGTCGCCGGCGTCCCCAACGGAAAACTCATCGTCACGGGCTTGCCGTCTTTGGTGAAGCACTTGATGTTGATCTGCACGCTGCCGATGCCGACTTGCTGCACGTCGATCGAGGGCGACGGGTCCTGTGCGATCGTCGGATCCACCGAAAGCCAGCGCCGGATGCGCGCTTGGGCCTGATTGACGACGAACCTGATCTCCTGACCGACCAGCGCCGGCAGACCGGCACCAAAATCAGGGTGGAAGAGATCGTCGGGCGCCGACACGGGGACGCGGTTCGCGGCGATGATCCGCGGGTTGGTCATCAGCGTGCGATAGAGGCGCTGGCGCGTCGCATCGGTGGATGTCGACGAGTCGACCGCGAGCTTGAGATCCCCATTGGCTTCCTGCACGAAGTCGCCACCGGGTTCGAGCCAGATCTCTGCGCCCATTTCAGTCCTTTGCCAGCACGGTCGACGAGCCGTCGGGGACGTCGGGGCCATCCCCCGCTGAGCCCGTGCCCGACTGGAAGTTCGCGTTCGCCCAGTCCTTAATATTGTCGGCGAAATCCGAGAGGTCGGTCTTGCGGATCACCGCCTGATCGTCGCCCATGTTGGCCGGATCGTCACCGACTCCGACCAGGCTCGTGTCGTCGCGCGCAACGACCATTAGGCCGCCGGCCGTCGCGATCGAGAGCAGCGCACCGACGAGCAGCGTGAGGCTTCCCTCGTCGTCGCCGTCGCTAAACGCGTCGTTGGTGAGCTTGATGTACGCGTCGATGTTGCCGTCGGCGTCGTAGTGGACTTGCCACCACTCGCCGGCCTTGGCGGGGATCGATTGCTGGAAACAGTTGTCGAACCATGCGACCCAGCCGCCTTGCGTTCGACAGAAGCAGACCTGTTCGCCGCCGCGCGGCGGGCCGCACTGGCCGACGTCGGGCATCAGCAGGGTCGCCTCGATGGGCGTATATTCCGATCCAGAGTCGGGAAGCTGGGCGTACCCAGCGCCTTCGGTGATCTTGATCGTGCCGTTCTGCGCGTTCCACGATCCGGTGACAACAATCCCCTCAAGGATATAGGTCGGTTCGCGCTGGCCCTTGGCGAGCGTCGCCTGCGTGCCGAGCATCTTATTGATGCTCACCTATACGGCCCCGGCGGCGAGCGAATGATTCACCGCATCGACCTCCCAGATTGCCCCTCGATTGATATCAACGGTCTCGACGATCTCGCGTGGCCAGTATCCGCCGCCAACTTGGCTATCGGGGACGCCCGCGATCGAGGATTTGCCGGTTGATGGGTTTTGATTGAACGCCGAAAGAGGGAAGCCGTAGACTTCAATATCAGCCGTGACGTCCATGACGCCGAGTGCAGATTGCATGATCGGCACGGTTAGCTTTATCGAGTACTCATGCATTGAAATCTGCCGCCAGATCCGCTTCGAGATTAGGTCACAGTCCGCCGGCGTCTTATTGGCGACGTAGAAAATGTAGCGCTCGACGCCAGACTCCGTCGCGAACTTCGTCGGGCCCGAACTGGCCGAACCGCCACTAAGGCTGCTCTTGGTCGTGGTGACCGTGCCGTCGCTATTATAGGAGGTCGAGACATAGTCGGTTGTGCCAAATATCGGGCTTCCGATTACTTTACGCGACCAGTTCGTCGTCTGCATGCCGCCGTTAATCAACGACTGCGCGCGAGACCCGGAAGACTGGCGCGTGCGTTTCGTATACGAGTGTACTTCAACTTGAACGTTGCGCGAGAACTGCGGCGAGTGCGTGCCGACCAAGTCTAAGATATTTTCGCCCCATACGTACTGGAGCGGGTTTCTCGTGATAAACGATGTCGCTTGGTAGTTGAGCTGTCCTGTGCGATCGACCCAGATATCGACGTCGTCGTACTGCGCGCACTGAAGCATAAGATCCCAGATGTTCCAGTTGCGCACTCCGGTCACGAACTCAGCGCCGAGAACCTTGATCATCTGTGCGGGCTGCTGACCAGGGGCGAGCACGATGTTGGTCGTGAGGCCGAAGCGCGCCGCCTGCTGCTGAATGAACGCAACCGTCGTGATTGACGAGCCCGCCGTAAAGGGCGTCGTGATCTTCGTCGACGTGAGGGGCGCAGCCATCGAACGGCAGGAGAACGTGCAGCCGTCCGCCGCTCCCGCAGCGCTATACTGATCGACAATCCCGACGAAACGGCTCATGAAAATGCCGGTGTTATTAAGGTCGAGGAAAATCTCGATTGGGACAGGTTTGTTCGCATTGCCGCCCGAGTCACTGCGCGCGATCTGCTGCGTCCAGTCAGGGTTCGTCGAAATCGGGATCTCGACTGTCGCGGTATCCGTTGCGCCGTGCGCATTCGTCGTTAATACGTAGCTCTTTGGCAAGTACTGCTTGCCATCAATAGTTGCGCTGATTCGTGGTACCAGCGACTCGTAGACTGGCTTTTTCTTCAGCGGAACTACAGGAAACTGCGTAGTCACGAGAATGCGACCGGCGGCAGTTCGGGAAGATCGAGCGGCTGCGTAAAGCCCGAACCCAGGAGCGGATACACGTAACCGTTAGCCTTCGCGAGGTTGAAGCATTGCGTGACGTCGCCGTACTGCGTGGCCGCGACCGAAAACAGTTCGCCGCCGAAGGTTGAGACCGATCGCGACGACGTTCCGCCCAGCACGGCATTTGCGATGCCTTGCACGGATCCAATGAGGAGCGAGAGATCGGCGAACTGCGGCGACGTGGGCGACAACGATCCCGCGTATGCCGTTAGCGCCGTTAAGAGCGAGCCGGCAACCTCGCCGATCGGGCCGAGCCCTTCGAGCAGATTCTGCGCGAGCGGCGCGTACTGGAGGAGCAGCGACTGCAGCTGCTGCAGGTAGGTTTGATAGGGGACAGAGCCGATCGGATCGACGGCCTGCACGTTTTCGTTCGACGAGATCGCCTGCGCCATCAACGCGCTAACTTGTGAATCGACCGTCGGCGAGGTCGGAACCGCGAATGCGCCGTTAGCATCACGCGTCACGACGAGTTTGATACGGTACTCGTTATAGCCGCCGCGCCAGCCCGGGTCGAACTCTTTGATCTTGACGTGGTATTGCTCGACGCCGCCCATGCCCGAGAGCAGGATCTCTTCGCCGGCCATTTTGTAGAGGCGCAGCTGCAGCACGCGCGGGATGATGTTCTGGCTGTAGAAGCGTCCAGTCCATTCGATGTCGCTTGGTTTATTGCCGAAGTCGTTCGTGACAACGCTGCCGCCGGGCATGTTGTGCACGACGATCATCTGGTCGCTCGCGCCGACCGGAAAGATATCGGGGCACTCTTCGCTCGAGAACGTGACGTCGCCCAGCGTGATCGGGTACTGTCCGGGGGCAACGATCGGCGAGGCTAACGGCGACGCGCCCCCTTGTCCTCCGATTCCGTTGCCGGGACTGTCGTTCATTGCCTATCCTATGCTGGCGGTACAGAAAGTGCCACTGGGAGATTAGCCGTCGTCCGTGTGTTAAAGGCGCTCGTCCCCATTGCGCTGCGTGGATTGCTAAAGAGGTCGGTGAGCACGCTCTTGACGACCATGGCGACCTTCGCCGGGTCTGTCGCGTCGTGAATGGTGATCTCGATCTTCGGAACAGTAACGCTCACCGTCGACGACGACTTGCCGCTGGGGCCGAAGCCCTTCCACGGGTGCCGCTGGTCCCAGAACTGCTGGGGATTCTCGATATGGTGCGCGCCGCTCTGCGACTCGTAGTACTGCGATGACGTCGTGATGCCGTGCTGCTTGAGGTATTTTGAATAGCCGGACTTCGGGCCGCCGCTCCAGTTGAGGATCTGCGCCCAGCGCTGCTTCTCGCCAACCGGATCAAAGCTGGTCGTGCCCAGCATCACGCCAGCGGCGCTGATCAGCATGCCCAGCGGTGAGGCCATAAAGGCGGCTCCCGCGCCGGCCAGTGCACGCAACGCCTGCGCGACGGTGTACGTCTCACCGGCAGCCGACTCGCCGATCTGCAGGGCACTGATCGCGCCAACAAGTGCGCGGATCGGCCCGATCGTCAGGAGGAACGCATTGGGGAAGCGCAGCGCTTGCGTAATCCCACCAACGGCCGACACCACACCCAGGAACGTCACGAGCCCGAGCGTGAGGTAGCCGAGGGTTCCCGCGACGGTCGGGTGGTCGGCGAGCACGCTCACGAGCCAACCCAGTGCGGCACCGAAGGCTCCGATGAAGGACGTGAGACCGGGGAGCATCGGGAGCGCGACTACGCGGAACAGGTTTTCGAGGTTGGTCGTAAAGACGTTCCACTGATAGCGGAAGTTGTGCGTGTACTGACCCCACATCTTGTCGACGCCGCCCATCTTGTTCATCGACTCCCAGTTCTGCTGGGCTTTCTGATAGATGCGCGGGATCAGGATGTCGGACATATACCGGCCGCCCTGCTTTTGGAACGCGTTGGTCACTTCAGCAAGGAAGGTCGTAGGCGCCGTGTTTTGGCGCACCGCTTCGAGATGGTCGACGACTTTCTGCAGCAGCAGATCGCCTTTGGCGTCATGAAAACGCGAGTCGAGCAAACCATTTGGCCCCTCGAGGCCGAGCTGCCCCATGGCCTTACGCTGCGCTTTGCTCAGATGACCGGTGATCGCCGTGGCGCCGGCGAGCGCCTCGATAATGTTGGCAAGGCCGGAGCCGCCGCGCGATCGCAGGAAGCCCGTCTGGCCCATGGTCATGGCCTGCTTCCAGATGTCTTGTTCCGAGACGCCGGCCGACATGGCCGAGGGCAGGAAGAGACGCCCTTGCGTGACGAGCTGCTGGATCGCTTCGGGCTGTACGAACTGCATCTCGACCGCGCGGTCGAGCATGTGCTGCAACGGCGCGCCTTCGTACACACCGAATAAGTGCGCGAGCTGCGACATTATGCGCACCGACTCGATCGGATCGGTATGCTTGGGCGACATCCACAGCACGTCGGCCGCTTTGGCGATGCGCGGGAAGCCTTCTTTGAGCTTTCTGGGGTCGTTGAGGCCCGACGTCGCAGCCGTCGCGAGCTCCTGAGCGATCGTAACGGCATCTTGCGCCGTTTGCGAGGAGACCTTGATCGCCAGACGCGCGTAGGCGTCGCCGGCGGCCGGGTTGAGCTGGTTGGTCGCGATCTGCACGCCGGTGATCGCGGTCTGCAGATCCGACGCGCCCTTGACGGCGTAGGCCAGGGCCGCACCCAGCACGACGAACGTGCCGAAGGCGGCCGTCGTGAGCATCGCTTGTTGAGATTCGCGCGCCGCGTCGACTTGCCGCCGATAGCGAAGCCACGCCGCTTCCTGTGACGAGATTTGGCCCGTGAGGCGTGCGAAGCGGACATCGGCGGCCGAAGCCGCACCCGACATCCGCTCGAGGTTCTGGAGCCCGACGACGTTGATTCGAACGAGGTTCTCGACCATCCACGATCCGAACGGCATTACGGAACCTCCGACGCGCTGACTTCATGCGTCGCCGTTCTGGTCGAGATATCGCTAAACGTGGCCATCTCGAAGCCCAGGATGATGCCCGTGAGCCGCTGCACGATCTCGCGGATCGGCGCGATCGACTCTTCCATCGCAACGCGCCATGCTTGGCGCGGCACGACCATCTGGTTCGCGCGCACGTTGAAGTAGCCGAACTCGTGATAGAGCGCGATCGGCTCGTCGGTGTGCGCTGAAGCCCAGCCCGGGCCGACCGAGGTCTCTACCGAGTCGCGAAGCAGTGAACCGTCGCGCAGCAGCGGATCGTTGGCCGTATAGCCGTGGGCGACACGATCGATTTGCGTCGCCTCGGCGAGTTCAGGCAGTACCTGATCGCCATACTCGCGCCGGACGTTCTTGCCGAGGATATCGGACGTCGCGCCGAGTGCGAGCTGGCCGACCGGGATGGCAACGGCGGCTTGTTTTTCGAGAAAGCGCGCATACTCACGCAATGAGCGGAAGCGTCGGGTCGTCATTGCGAGCATAGCGCCTCCTCTTCTGTCGCGGCGAGCGGTCAGGAACGTAGAGTTCCCACCGATCCCAATCCCAATGGGAGCCTTTGCCACCATGCGCCTCGCTGAGGCTGATATATCGCGCCCAGAGCTCGTCCTCGGTCATCTCGAGGGCCGCTCGGTAATCGATGCCGCCTTTACTGAGGATCATGATCGCATCGATTAGGCGCGCCAGCGGGCGCTCTAGATGTTTTTTACCGCGGCTTTCTTCGGCGCGAACACTTCGCTAAAAACGCCGAGCAGCTGATTGTATTCGGCGGCGTCGAGTAAATCGAGGCGAGCGTCTAGCTCGAGGTCATTGCTCGCAACCGCAAACTCGGTAGCGTCGATCTTTGCAATCGTCGCCGCGACGCGGAAGTACGGAAGCTGCGAAAAGTCGCCTTTCGCACATTGGTCGGCGTTCATTTGCTGCCGAGCGGTCAGATCTCGAAACGTGACGACCTTACCGGACGACAGAGTTACTTCTAACATGGGCTCTCCTTTACTAAAGCTCGATGCGTTCTTGGGCGCCCCACTCCACTTTGGACTTGGTCATATCGTTGGCGACGTGCGTGCCCGGCTTGTAGCCGTGGAAGACGACGTTGCTCAGCATCCAACGCTCCGTGGGGCCTCCGGGGAGCGGTGAACGCAGGGTGCAGTTGATCGTGAAGAACTGTTGCTGACCGCCGGCATAGAAGAGCTGCTCCAAGCTGGAGTAGCGCTGCGCGAACGTCGCGACAGCCTTCTCTGCTTCGATCGAGCCGCTCCAGCCGCCGGGGATGACGCGCTGCGTAATCTTGCCGCCGCCATCGCCCGGACGGCCTTTCTTGTACTCGTCGTCGGCCTGCTCTTCAAACATATCGCGCGGGCCGTCCAGTTGAACGACGAGGCCATTTTGATCAGAGATCGTAATCGAAAGGTCGACGCCGACGTTAAAGGTGTTGATGGTTGCAGTCACGGTGCGGTCCCCTATGAAGTGAGCAAAGCAAAGCGCCCCACGGTATCGCAGGGCGCTTGAACGGTCGACGGGAGGTCTTAGCTCGCAGCCGTGACCTGGATTTGAACGGCGCGACCGACTTGGACGATGTTGAGGATGTACTGAGCTTCTGAGTTCGTCACGACCGACGTGCGCGGGATCAAGAATCCTTGGACGGCGGTCGTTTGCGTGTTATCGCTGCCCAGTAAGAACTGCCAGCTAGTGATCTGTTTGCTGGATTTGAGACCGCCTAGATATGCCGTGGCAATATCGAGCGCGTCGCGGCCGGCCGGGTTCAACCAGTCAGGTGACGTCGGGTCGGTATTCATCGCTTCACCAACGACGACTCCGAGCCGCTGGCTGAGCGTGTCGACGATCAGTTTGAGCATGCGTGCGTCATTGATCGGCGTGACGCCGTCGGACATCATGCCGTGCGGCAGGCCCAACGCGGGACCGCGCGGCGAGCGCGGCATGTAGTTGAGATAGAGCAAGCCGTTCTGCTGGCGCGTATCGGAGTCCGACGAGCTGACGAGGTTGATGCCGCCGACGATTTGATCGGTCGAGTTGACGCCTGCCACGCCGCCGACGGGCTGGTTTCCGGGGTAGACGTAGGATGGCAGCCCCGAGATGACGCCCGCGAGCTTGTCTTGCGGCGGAACGTAGAACGTGGTCCCCGAGAGATCGTCGAAGACGCTATCCCAATCCATATCGGTGATCAGCGACGCGCCGGCGATATCGTACTCGCTGCGCATGAGGATCGCTTCGGCGGTCGTCGTGCCTTCGGGGTAGGACCAGTGGGCAATGGCGTTCTCGACGATCGCGAACGCCTCGAGCGTTTGGGCGACGGTGGGATCGGTGAGTCCGGCGATAGCGAACTGCGCGCCCGAAATGAGGCCGCTGAGTGCCTGCATGCCGGTGCGCCCGAAGATTCCCCCGACGCCGATCAGATCGGCCGAGGTGAGCCCTGACGTGCCGTCGGTGCCACCCGAGGCGCTTGTCGCGCCGACCGTCGGCGGCTGCGTCCCCGAGCCTGCCGAAGCGGTCCAGCGGGACGATCCCGAGACACCGCGCACACTGCCGTTAACCGCAGCCAACAGACTCGCGTTGAAGGTCGGGGCGTCGAACGCGCCGCCGGCCGTCGCGTAGGCAATGAGGCCGTTCCAGCCTTCGGCCGGCGCATTTGGATAGTTGATGACGACTGCGATGACGGGAGCAGCGATCCACGTTCCACCCTGCAGGAAGACCTGTACGACGGCGCCGTTGGCGCGCGAGCCAGTCGTCATACGCGTCAGGATGAACGACGTACCGGAGGGTGCGACCCCGCCGCTCAGGGCGGTCGGGGCCGTTGGCGTGATCGTCGTATGGCTACCGGTTGCGGTTCCGCTGTACATAATCGAGTTCTCGCTGGAACCCAGTACGAGTGCCGAGAGCTTGATCGCAGATCCGCTCAGCACCGCCGGAGCCATAAACGGGGGCTTGTTGCCGCCCGTGGGCGCCTGACCGACGCCAAACGACCGATTGAACAACGCTACGAGCGCTGCGGCGATGGTCGCTGTTGTATCGGTCGACAGCACGGTGTACGGGCCGACCACGATGGTCTCACTGCCGGCGGTAAGGGTGATCGAAACGGTGTCGCCGGCCATCGGAGATCCACCGATGGTGAGCGTGCCGGTTGCTGGCAAACCGCCGCATGGAACCGTGATCGTCGCTGCGACATCGGTGCCGTCGGTGGCACGCACGCCGCCGAAGGCTTGACCTTCGGGCATCGCGCTGAGCGCTGCGCGCACGAGTGCGTTGTCCGACATCGTATCGGTGCCGAAGATCGCCTGGCAGCTCGCGGAGTCCGAGAAGCGCGTGAAGACGTTGACCGGTCCATCGTTGGCGCCGCCGACGATCGCATAGAGATCGGTCTGCGGTCCGGTTGCCGGCGCCGGGAGCGCCTGGAGGATGTCGTTATAGACGCCGTCGGACTGGAAGTTGCCCGGGTCGGTGTTGGTAATGACTCTTGGCGGCATGATGCTCCTCGAGCAAAGAGAAGCGCCCCACGTCTACGCGGAGCGCTTGCAGCGATTGATGGACGGGCGCGCTTACTGCGCCGCGGGTGATCCCGAACTGGGCAGTGCCGCAACGTCTCGAGAGATCGACGTCATCTTGACCGGCTCGGGGGGCGCCGCGGCTTGCTCCGGTGCGGACTTGACGCCGCGGAGATGCTCGAAATGTTCGGGGTGACCCGGCGTCGAGACGCGGCGTCGAAAGGTCGGGTTACTGAGCGCCGCTTGCGCATCGCCATCGAACAGCACGTCACCGCGTTTGAACTTGCGGCCGTTGATCGTGAGTCTTTCGTGCACCGTGACGGTCATGAGGGGCCTCCAACATAGACGGTTCCCGAAGTGTCCCTCGGGCCAGAGGTGAGCAGTTTAATGGCGCCCACCGGCGTCGCCGGCGACGTCAACATGATCGTGTAGATCACGGTGTAAACAAGGTGACCGAGAAAGAGTGAGCCGGCGCTCTGCGAGTCGTCATCCCAACCAACGCCGTCGTTGATGACGCGCAGCGCTGTGCCGTCGGGCAGCAGCAAGAACGTGTTGAACGACGTCCCGACGTTCTCTTCGATCGCTTCTTCGAGCATCGACCGAGTGTAGGGGTCCGATGCCCAGACCGAGATCTGTACGCCGCGCTGGAAGCGCCCGACGGGATAGGCGATCGTGCCTGACGCGCCGACATTGCAGAGGAAGCTGACGTTGCTCGTAACGCTGACGACGCCAGCTGCGGCCGTGGCGCTGATACCATCGAGGGCGAGCGCGTTGATCGCGGCGGCTACTTTCGCGGCGACCGATGTCGGGGTGTCGCCGACGACGGCCTGCACGTACGCATCGGCGAGATCGCCGAAGACGGTGTGCACGTTGATCGGCGAGCCGATCGCGCCAGTGAGCGAGAACGTGATGGTCGACGTCGTCACGGCGGCAAGCAGTGGGCTCGTCGGGAGGTTTGCGACCCAGTTCTCGGTGGGAGGGAGCGGGGAGAAGACTTTTGCCTTGAGCGGCCAGAGCTGAATCTGCCAGTTCCCGTCGCCGGCGGCGAGGATATTGCCGACTTCGGTGATCAGCGGGTTACCGCGGATAATCTGACCATTTTGGATGGCAACTTCGACGTTCTTCTGGTTGATGAATGTCGCGCCCTCAAGGCCCGAGATGGCGGCCTTTATACCATTCCCGAGGGTAGTGAGCACGTCATCAAGTCTTGCCACTGTCGACTACCCTACGGATCTCCTTAGCCAGTGTGGTGCGATCGTTAAACGGTTTTGCGACGGTCCCGTACCCGAGCTTTCGGAAACCCGGGATCGCCTGGCGCGCGAGCGTGACCATGATGATCTTGCCTGCAAGCTTTTCCCTGGCGATGATGGCCGCCGCGTCGGCACCGTTCATCGGAGGCATATTTACGTCGAGAAGTACGACATCGGGGCGAAACTTGCGGCACAGCGTGACGGCATAGGCTCCGTTTTCCGCCTCACCTACGACCTCGAATCCACAATCGATGACAACCGCAGCGCGTAGCACATTTCGAGCGTGATAGGAGTCGTCGGCAATGACAAACCTCACGACCAAAGCCGATCGGCGATAATGACGTTGCCGTCGAATCCAACCTGGCCGGTGCTGTGCACTTCCATGATCTCGTAGCGGTCGCCGTTGTTGGCGTTGATGCGATCCTGAACTTCCAGCACGACGCCAGGGAGATTCGGGGCAAAGATTAGGTGATGCGTGCGGTATTGCTTGGTCGGCGAGTTCTTCGGTAGCTGGCCATCGCGAACGCGATTGAGGGGTTGGATACCGACCGGAACGCTGGCACCCGACGTCGCCTCTTCGCTGAACGAATACATTCCGCTCGTGAGCACGAGATATTTTTCGATACCAATACGCGTCGCGCCATACCCGGTTTGCACGACGGCGAACTCGTCCTCCGGCTGCTGGCTGACGGCGCCCGCATCGGTGAAGGGGCGCGTGATGAACGAGAGCGTCTCGGTTCGCACGAACAGCGTCTCAGCCATCGGCCGCATCTGCGCGAGGTAGAAAATGCCGCCGTCGCTCAGATAGCCCTGAGTGACGAGGAAGTCTTCTTCCTGCAGCTGCCGGCGGTCGCAGTTCGCGATGAAGACCAGGAGGTCGAAGGTCTGATTCTCGATCGCGACCTTCGACGACTTGCGAATGTTGGCCGGGAAGTTTGTGAAGAGCGGCGACCCAGAGATGACGCTGCTGTTGGTGCTATTGGTGCGCCGGTAGACGTTGTAGGGTTGCCCAACGACAGCGCCGACGACGCCGAGGCCGGTATCGATTGCCTGGTCGATTTCCGGCATTACGCCGAGCCAAGGAAGGAAGGTCATTACGCAACGCAGCCCCTTCCGCCGCCACCGCTGAACTTGCGCACGTACGCCTCGCCACCGATCGCTCGCGCGAGCTGAAAGACGAACTCTTTATAGAGACCGCGGCGCGCACGCACTTCATCGCCGCGGAACGCGACGCCAGCGCCGCCAGCACCGGTCGCAGACTTGAGCCACAGCGAAAGCCCCGCTTGGGTCATGCTGTTCGCGAGGTAATCGCAAACCGCGATGAGGCCGTAGAGCGTCGACTGTGCGTAGCTAACCGGATTCGTGAAGGTCGCGATGATTGGGCAGACCGACCCCGGGTTATCGGTGACGAGGTTGGTCGTGCCGGTGGCGGCCGAAGAGAGCGCGATCGCGCTGGCGCCGGGTCCCGTGATCAGCAGCTCAGCGAAGTACGGCGGCATGTAGGCCGGAGAGAACTGATCTGCCGGCGGCGCACCGACCGCGGAGTAGCCGGCGGCCGCGAGCGTAGCGTTGGCATTGATAGCGATCGCGGAGTTGAGCGCGATCGAGTACAGCACCGAAGAATCGCTCGGGTTGATCGGATTCGGCGGAACCTCGAAGTCAGCGCTGCGGACCGCGTAGTCGACCGTGACGGCATCGATCGTGTACGCGAGGAGATCGCCGACCGTCGGCCGGCCGCTAAGCTTGAACGAGCCCATGCTGACGCCGGTAAGGAGCTGCTCCTCGTCCGGCTGCATGTTGTTCATCCGATATTCGAGATCTTCAACGTGGATCTCGAATCGCCAGCCGAAGAGCCTACCGGCTTGCGCCGTTCCCGCGAAGGGAAGGCCAAGGTGCCGCCGGATGGCGACCTTTTGTTGCTGAGTGAGCATTAGGCATGCGTATCGGGCGCAGCGTCAACCGGCGCGTCGTCCTCCGGCACTTCTTCGGGAATGACGACGTACTTAATCTTAAACCTTTTCATGATCCCGATCAGCGCAGGATCGGTGAACGTCTTGCCCTTTTTGAATATAAGGATGCCACTGATCGTCGAAACGCGCGCGTCCTTGGTCACCATAACCTTTACAGGAGCAGGGGCTTTGGGCGAATCTTCTTTGGTGCGCGGCATAGTCAAACTCCCAGGGCAAGGAAACAGAGTGAAGCCGGGCCAGCCCGCAGGCCAACCCGGCTCGTTAGACTAGATCGCCGACGCGACTTCGATCTCGACAGCGCGCTTGAAGCGGCACCAGTCGGTCGTTCCGAAGATCGTCGGGTTGGAACCCTTGTCGGTGCCAGACTCGAAGTCCCCGACCCACTTGTAGGTGGATTTGATGACTTCTTGCATGCGGTCCAGCGGGCTCTGAATGATGAACTCGACGCCATCGATCCACTTGATGACTGCGGTTGCGCCGCCTTCCTCCTTCACCCGGTTCACACCGTAGTGCTGACCCTGGAAGTCGTATTCGGTGAGCGCGTCGCGGCCGTAGACGATCGCGTGACGGATCATGAAGCCGCCGCCCGGCGCGGTGTATGCCGGCGTGGTGTTGGCCTCAACGAACTCGACACCGAGACCCTTGGCGATCTTACCGTTGGTGAAGACCGGCGAGCGATCCCACTGGCCCATGGTTGCCGTGTTGAAGCGATCGTCGGCGTAGAGCTGCTGTATGACGAGCGCGTCGACCGTGCACATGTACAGGCCGTTGCGCAGCGGCGGAATGCCGCGGCTCTTGAGCTTGCCGACTGCCGTCGCCACCATGTCGTAGGTGAGGGTGTCCGTCTCGGTCAGCTGGTAGCGCGTCTGCTTGGAGTTCGGCCGCAGCACGAACGAGCCATCCATCCCTTGCGGGTTGAAGACCGTGGTGCTCGCCGAAGGATCCATCGCCACGATGCGGTCGCCGATCGCACACGTGATATTTCCATCGAGACCCAGAACCGCAGAGGCGCCGATCGCGACGCCGGCGGTCTGCGCGCTCGAGATGTTGACCGTATCCCACACGATGCTGGTGACGTTAGCCGCATACGCTACGGTGCCGGACGACCCGCCCAGGACGAGTATCGGGATTTTGTTCGTCGGTGAGACTGCGACCGGCAGGCCATACGACGGCGCGAGCGCCGTCAGCAGGTACTGCGTATCGAAGCCGTACCCGTTGTCGACGTGAACGCTATTGCCTGCCGTGACTGCTCCCAACGCATACGTGTCGCCGGTCTCGTAGGACCGGTGCATCCGCTGCGCGGCGATGTAGTCCATGGTGAGACCGGCGCCGCGGGCAAGCTCCTCTTCGTTGTTGACGAAGAGGTCGGCGATCAGGGTCGTTTCTTCTTCGATGTTGAGATCGAGGCCATCAGCGTACTTGTTGAGCACGGCGTTCCACTGCTCGAAGGAGCGCTGCGAAGGGGTGAGGCCGTTATCGAGACCGGCGTTAGCCGCCGGGTTAAGCGGCGAGGTTTTGGCGGTCAGCGCGGCCGGGCGTGAGAACGTCTTCGTCTCGCCAATACGAGCTTCGAACTTCTCCTTATTTGCCGCGTCGCGATAGCCAAACTGTCCTCGAAGCGCGTCGTGGTAGTACTTGTCCAAGTACCCGATCTGCTCGATGACATTGGAAATCGCCGCCGGAAAGTTGTTCAGTGACATCGGAAAACTCCTAAGGGGGCGAGAGACGAAGCGTTATCCCATCCCGCGTCCGCTAGGAGGGCTTGCGAAAACACACGGCATCCGCACGTGCGTTTCGAAATCTTTGTAGTGGCCTAGGTCTTGCCGGCCCGGAGGCGGCGATCGATCTCGGCCTGATCTTCGGGCTTCAGCTTGCGATAGTCGACATCGCCGGCCTTACCGCCCGGGTTCGGGTTGCCCGTGTTGAGGCCGCCGCGGTTATTTTTTGGATCGACGAACTTGTGCGGCTTGGCCGTTTTGAAGTCTTCGACGACTTTCTCGGCACCGATCACCTTGTCGTTTTCGATTTTCAGTGCTGCGAGATCGATAAGATCGATGTCGTCGGCATCTAGCAACCCGGCTGCGATCGCAAGCGCTTTTACTTCTGCTCTGATGATCCGGCGCTCGGCGGCCGTGATCTTGTCGGCGGCGTCCTTCTCGGTTTTCTCGCGCTTTAGGCGCTCAGACTCAGCGAGCTCTTCGAACTTCTTTTCGTCCTTGAGCTTCTTTTGCCGTTCGGTCTCATCGGCCTCATCGCGTTCGCGCAGCTTTGTCTCGGCCGCTTCGGCACGTTCGCGACTCTTTTGCGCTTCGCTGCGCAGATCTTTAACGTGCTTCTCTTTGTAGAGCCGTTCGCCGTTGTGATCGACTGCGTTCGGATCGGGCGGATCCAGCTTAGGATCAGGGTTTTTCGGATCCGGGTTCTTTGGGTCGGTGGGTGGATCGGCGAAGAGCTGTATGTCGAAAGGAAACGTTGGCTTCATGGTACTCCTTGGGCGCTGCCATCCGGTCAGCGCGCCGGATTCCGCTGCATCCGCAAGCGGAGTCAGGGTTCGATTGGGACTAACGGTAGCGATCGGCGAGATCGGGACGACCGTCGCGATCCCAAACGTTTACGCGGCCCGTGAAGGACCGCCGTACTTTGTAGCGGCTGCGCACAACCGGCGCGTCGTCGGCCGGACCCCCGATCGTGCGGACATCGCCCGCGGAAACCGGTCCGCGCAGTGCCTTTAGGCGAGCCTGCTCTTGCACCAGCGCGCGGGCCTCGTCGACGAAGGCGACTGAGCCGTCGGGATTACGGTGGATATCGACGCCCTGCATCTGCACGGCGTCATCTTCGATCGCTGCGCGCGGCGCCGTCGCCGGCGCGAGTTGGTCCGGTTGCTTCATGAACTACTCCTTAGCAGGGCCGCCCGGCGCGGGCGTTGGTTTATTCGGATCGACCGGAATCGGAAGCGGCTTTGGATCGTCGACGACCTGCGCGGGATCAGTGAGGCCAAGCTCGCCGGCGAGCTTCTTCGCAATCGCGCTGCCGGGAACGAGCTCAAGGGGAGCCGCGGCCGTGCCACCAGCGGCCATTTGCAGACCCTGGACGGTGTAGAGCAGATCCTGTCCGAGCAGCTGCTCATCGCTGGGCCAGTCGAGCTTAAAGCGCACCTTCTCGGGCACGGCGGTAATATCGAAGCCCTCGACTTCGCAAATGCCTTTTCGCAGCGCGTCGACGGTGAGCGAGACCAGCGGCAGCAGGCAGCCTTTGCCGTAGGCTTTGCGCTGGCGCGAGACCAGCAGCATTAGCGGCTTACGCAGCTGCTGCAGCGCCGCGCCCGACTGCGCAGCCTTCTCGTTGGCCGCATCGGACTTCATGCCACCGACGACTTCGAGGGCCCACTCCCGCAGCTGGCTAACGAACTCGCGAAGCTCGGTCATGCCGCCAGCTTCCATCTCTACGAGCTTGGCGTCATCACCGCGTAAGACTTGGGTCGGACCGCGGACGATCGCACCGTCGCCGTCGGTCTGCGCCGCGACGGGTTCATCGCCCGCCGGCTGCATATCGGCCTGATTGAACAGGTCGCCGCTCTTAATAAAGAGCATTGGATCGGCGGCGTACCGCAGCCCGCGATCTTCTTGCGACAGCTCGTAATCGACGCCAATACAGATATCGACGATCGGCCACCACATCGCCGGCCCGTCGGTATCCTTCTGCTTGCCGATCAGATTCTTGACGAAGACCGCGGGCACGCAGCCGTGTTTATGCGGCGCTGAGTCGCGCTCCTGAAACTCGATGATCGTGTCGTCGACGCGCTTTTCGCCGAGACGAGCGAACTCGTCGGCAGGCAGAACGTGGTAGCGGGTCTCTTTAGCCTGATCGATCGTTAGCCGAAACCAGTAGGTCTGCTCCACGTCGATCTCGCGCTCAGAGATTTGGGCATCGGTGTAGAGCTCGCGGAGCTGCTCCTTACCAACCGGATACGTAACGTTGAGCGCTGCCATCGTGAGGGGATCGCGCGGAGTGTAGACCGGCTCGCAGAACTTCCCGGGCTGAATATCGTAGTACGGCGCGCCTTCGGACGTCGTGCGTATGATGACCGCGCACGAGCCAGCCTGACCCTGCTCGAAGATCTGCGGCATCCGAATATCGAAGTCGAGCAGATCGAGGAGATCAGCGATCGCCTTTTCTGCGTCGGGATTGCGATCTTTTCCCGTGAAGCACTGCACGAGCGGGAACATCTCGTCCCCGAACAGTTCACCTTGCGTCTGCGAGAAGAGCAGGTGCGCAAGATTGTACTTTAGGCTCGGCCGGCGCTGGCGCGTCTGAATGTAATTTTTCGATCCATCGTACTCTTCTTCAAACTTGTGACCGAGGGACTTGACTTTGTCATAGAAGGTGCCGTCGAGCATACTCTCGAGCGCCGTGAGCTGCTTGTAGCGGTCTGAGGCACCGGGTTCGACTTTGATGTCCTTTACGAGGTCTTGGAACGCCACTATGCGTCGAACCGACGAGCAACGCCAGCGGAAAAGCGCTCAACGATTGTCGCCGAGCACTCCTCTAAGCGCCGAACTGCCATCTGTCACTCCCTAGCGGTCGAACTTGAACTGGATTGAAGTCGGGCTGCGCGCGAGCATCCGTTCAACGTAGACTAGGTAGCCGAGCGCGTCCGAGCTGTGCGTGAGGTCCTTGTTAGTGATCTTGTCGATCTCGTTGGTGCCGTCTTTGAAGGTCACCATCCGGAAATCGTCGAGCAGATCGTGGCACTTCTGGGCGTCGACCAGCATTCCGACACCGTCGCGGTCGGCGAACTGCATGTTCACCATGTTGACGCGATCGCCGGGCGACGGGCTCCTCTTGTGAACTCGTAGCCGCAGCGGGATGCCGGCGTTGCGGAGGCTCGTGATAATGTCGTCCCAGGCCGTTTTTACCGAGGCGTTGCTATCGATCGACTGGCCGCGTCCCGCCGATGGATCGCCATAGAGATAGACGCCGTACTTGCGAGCGTGATCGCCGTAGCGCTCGAGGAACGCGTTGACGACGTTGGGCGTACCTGCATCGCGCAGCACGATCTCGTCGTGGACGTAGAGCACACGCTTCTGGAAGCCCGCTATCGCGTTCTCGAACTTCTCTTTCGGAGGCCCTTGCGGGCTGGGTTGAAGCCCCAGGCTGACTTGCTTCTGCGTCACCTGCTGGCATACGACCGAGCACATCTTGAAGACGTTGAAGTCGTGCGACCAGAGGATCGGCGCAGGCCAGAGGTTTCTAGACGGTAGCCCTTGCGGCGGATCGGCGCAGTGAATCTTTGCATCGAACAGGCGGTAGACCATGCCGCCGAAGGTCGACCATTCGCCGTCGATCTCGACCGGCCACCGGTCGGGCGGATACATGCCCTCGATCTGCCGGATGTACTCTGCGAGCCCGGGCAGCAAGACATTGTCGCGCAGCGAGAACGTGAAGCACGGCCAACCCTCCGACGGCCACGCCTCTTCAATCAGCTTGTAGAGCCACGTGCCGATCGCCGGCGGGTTGAACGTCATCCGGCCCTGCAGGCGCATATCGGGATAGGCCGATGAGCTCTTGCGGCTGTGTCGCAGACGACCAGCCACGGCCCGAAACGTGTCGGCACCGTTGCCGTTGTGCCAGGTGGGGGGCTCTTCGCAGTAGATCGATTGAAACTCGGCTGAACGAACCCGCTGCGCAAGCTCGGCGGACATCGATCGAACCCGCGCGCCGCTGTGCAAGAACCGAACCATCGGGGTCGGGTTCTCGCGGTAGGTGAAGTCGCGGCCGACTTCCCAACCGAGATCTTCTTCGAGCACGCCGAGCAGCGACGGGAAAAATCCACGACGCAGCTGATCGTAGTCGGCGCCGACAACGACGTGGCTCGCCTTGGGATAATCCTCGAGTCGGCGGATTACCCACCAAACCATCGCCATCGTCTTGCCGGAGCCGACCCCGCCTTTGGCCGCCACCCATTTTGCGGCGGCGCGCAAGAATAGCCCCTGCTTGCGCAGTAGGCGGATCACGAGGGTGATCACGCCGTTTCAGCGTCCTGAACATCCTCAAAGACGATGCGGCGCCTGCCATCGTCGTTTCCGTCGCCGGTGCTCGGCATACCCGGGCGCAGCCCGTGAATCTCGCGGCTTTTCTCGATCGCCATGCAGGCAGCGGTCATCGCGTCTTTGCGTTCGCCGGCCTCGGAGGTGTAGGTTCCCTGCCGCAGGTAGTGCGCGTTACCATTCTTGTGTTTGCGCCGCCCGAGAGCCGCTTCAATCGTGTCCTTGGCAAAGTCGAGCAGCAGCGTTTCGATCTCGGCATGCCGCAGCAGCCCGTTCGCGACGATCTCTTCAACCGCGGCGCCGACCTTCTCGACCGCCTGGCGCGTTTTGATACTGATGACATTATTTGCCGCCGTTTTTGCCAGGTCGGCATTTGTTGGCCATTTCTCGGCATTTCGGCGGTTGCGAATCGCTCTCTCAGAGCACCCGAAGCGCTTCGCTAGAGAGGCGGTCTCGGTATCGCCCACTGCATACGCTTCCCGTATGGCTTGCCACGGGATGTCGTTGCGGCGGCCGCGTCCGCGCTTGCGGTCATCAGCCATAGTCTTCCATTCACGTCGCCGTCATCCGATCGGCTCGGCAACCTCGGCATCCGCACGAGGCTTGAGGAACTTTTGCGCGGCGTTTACGACTTTCACCGCCAACACCATCGAGAGCGACTTCCCATCTTTGGCTGCCTCTTCGGCTTCCTGCTGGGTGATATAGACCCGCTCGCACCTTGATGATCGCCGTTCGGTGCGGCTTGGGGCCACATCTACGACAAACGCCGGGACACCATCCGGAGTCTTACCGAGCCGCGGGGGGGATGCGTAGTACGGCAGCTTGGAGAGGCTCACTGCTTCTGGCGCACCGCGTTGAGCAACGCGCCGACAAGAGCCGCACCGAGCGCCCAACCGACACCGGCGCAGAACGCCGTGACGCAGACGAGCGCGAGATAGTCGGGAGACCAGCGCACTAGGGCGTCGCGGCCGGAGTCGGCTCGGCTACGCCCGCAGCTTCAAGCACGCCGCCGGAGCAATCAACCGATACGTGCGGGTCACCCGAGGTGTAGGCGCGATTCTGAATGCGGATCGCTAAAGGGCCACCTTGGGCTTTGGGCACGATCGGGATAGTCACCGTGGTCGGCGCCGTGATCTCCGAGCCGTACTTGACGGCATCGCTGAACGTGCCGACGACCGACGTGTAGATGTCCAAGCCTGCGACAAACGTGCCGCTGACCGCGATCGCGCACTGGCTTCGCCCTTGGATGCCGTCGACCGAGGCTGCGAGCCCGATAGCGTTCAGATCGGTGTGAAGCGTGTAAGACTGCGGGTAACCGAACTGCACATCGGCGCGCGCGGGCTTCGAGTGTCCGAAGCCGATGACTGCAGCGCACGCGAGTACGAGCGCCAGCATTCCGAAGCGTTTCATGGGTCCTCCAGAAAGGGTGAGAGAGCTAAACTTTGGCGGGTGCGGACGTCGCGATGCCGAGTTCGATCAGCGCCTTGACGACGTAGCTGGAAAGGATCTGGCGCTGTTCGGCGGACGGAATCTTGGCGAGTTCGGCCTGCGGTACGGTGATTAGTACGAACTTCTTTTTGCGAGTCTCGCGAGAGTGCGCCACCGTCACGTGGTGCACGACGTTGCCCTCGGCGTCTTTACCGAGGCTCCATGACGAGATCCAGAAGGGCGGCTTGCTACGCGAAACGGACTGCGGCGGCGCGGGCGTGGTCGCTTGGGGGCTCTCGGCGGGGGTGGCCGTAGAATGCGGCATCAAGGCACTCGCTCACGTAGCGCAGGGTCGACTCGATCTCCGCAACCGCAGCTCGATAGCGAACCACCTCGTACAGGTGATCGTCGGGCTTCGGGCAGTTCGAGGTCGGCCGCAGCGAGATATTGCTGCGCTCCTGGTTCGCCCACTTCTCGAGAGCGGCGACTTTGCGTCGGTACTGTCGTATCGTCACGCATCAGGCGACCTGCTTGGCCTTTAGTGCTTGCTTGGGACTGCTGTGCGCGTGCATCTGCTGCGGGGGCGGGCCTTCCGGTCGTTGGCCGAGGCGCTTCATCAGCGCCGCGACGTAGGCTCGAAGGCTCGACCAGAACGGGAGCGCCTCGTTGGCGTGCTCCAGCGCTTTGGCGATCTGATTGAGCGCGTCTTCGCATGCGGCTTCAGTTGCCGGCCACGTGATCCAAGGGAGGTCGACGAGCTTTTCGGCGTTGCCACGATCGTCGCGCGCCGGATAGATGCGATGGAGGCGATGGACGAAGCTGCTGCCGGCCGCCGCAACGCCCGCAGGGACTCCCGGCTCGTTCCTTCGAGTCTCGGCCTGCGGCAGCGGGTCGTTGAACGTCTTGGGCTGAGGCGGCGGCGTTGGGCCTTGCCAGTCGGCGCGCCGATGGCCCTCCGGCTTATGCTTTTCGTACCCGTGGTAGTCCAGAGACTTTGCTGACCCGTAGCCGCGGCCGCAGAGCTTGCAGAAGGCCATCCCATCTTTGACGCCCGGCGGGCGACCGCGGCCAACACCCGAGGCGTCGGCGCCCGGCTTGGCGAGATCCGGATGGTGATAGCGATTATGTTGCGCGCGGCCCTTCAGTCCGTTGACCGGGGCGCCACAGAGCTCGCAATTCATGTTCTCGGTAAACGCTCCTAGTTGTGGGTGTGAACGAAGGCGTCGGCGGCTGGGACAACTTCGCCGTTAGGGCCGAGCCGATAGTAGCCGAAGCCGACCGCTACGCAGCACTTGTCGACGTAATAGCGGATCTCGACGGGCGAGACCAGCAGCTTTTGCTTCATACGCGATAGGTCTCGGACTCGAGCGCAAGGGGACCGGCCGGGGTGATTACCACCCGCATACCCGCCGCCTTTCGCTGGAGCATCTGACGGACTGCTGCACGATGGCAGAGCCACGAGATTCGGTCGAGATTCACGAAGCCCGGTCCTGGGCGACCTGAATGCAGCCGAAGCAGATCTTGAGGGAGGCTTCGGCCCGCCACACGACGATGCCGCGGCCGGGATAATCCTGACCGCATATCTCGCACAGCGAGAGCATGGCGCAGTAGTCGATCGTCACGCGACTGCCGATCGTAAGGCTTCGTTCGCCGCTCGCGCGATCTCGGCAGCACTACGCCGGTCGTCGGAGCGAATCTCGACGACGGGCGAGTATACGTCGGTCTTCACGGTGAGCCGGGCATCGATGTTCTCGCGGTCGATCTCTGCGTAGATGGCTCGGCGCGCGACGGCTCCCAGACGACGAGAAGGGCGCCGGCCTCGCATCATCTATCCCTCCGCGGCAATTGAAAAAGCCGCGCGAGTGAATCCGCCGCGGCTCCTGGTGCGCTACCGTTATTTTGTCTACAAATAACAGAGACGCGCGTAACGTCCTCAGTATGGCAGAGTCACCACTGCACTGTCAATATCCCGTGATTCGCACCACCGCACGAGCAGATGCAAACCTGAATCGGATCGTGCTTTGGAGGGCCTGTTGCACCGGGGCGACGCGCGGGCACGCGCGCGCGAGCGGTCTTGCACGCAGTGTTGCACGTGATGCCCTCGTCGGTCGCGGCAAAGAGCATGCGGCGGGTTTCAAAGTACTTGCCGCACGTCGGGCAGGTTGGCTGTGCGCAGCCGTGCTCGTTCGAAAAATCTGGAAAGGTCATCCACGCGTGCCCGTCTTCGCACCTCAGAAAGAGCTGCCACGCGAGCGCCGCCTGCACCCCGCGCTTTTTTATTCCGCGCCTGACGGCCCGCGCGATCAGCTTCGAGCGATCCACCGCGGCTTGGCGCGCCTCAACTCGCCGCTGGCCGGCGGAGCGCGCGTCCATCAGGGTCGTCTCTTCGGTAGACGAAAGCTTCGGCCACGTGCACTGATCGCAGATCGGTCCGCCGCCCGCGCACGAAGCCCTGGTACAGCGCACTACGCCGTTTTCGCCATTTCGACGAGTAGCCCATCGAGGCGACCCATGATCTCGTGTCGTTCGGCACCCGTCCTGGCCATCAAAAGCAACGCATGGAACTCTTCGAGAAGCTCCGCCGTCCCCTTGCCGGTCCAATCGTTTAGCTCGACGATCGTACTGGGTTCCAGCCGACCCTCGAAGCGGATTCGCCGCTCTTTGCCCTTCAATGGTCTCCCCACATGTTTGCCCTCGTGTACGAGCCGAGCGTTATTCTGCTCTAAAGCAATGCGCGCGCGCTCAACCTCAGAGCGCCGACTTCCAGACGAGACCGCGGTCAGCACTATCCCGGCGCCGCCGGCCTTCTTCCCCCGCTTCATCTTGCCGCCGCTCTTGCTGCCGCCCTTGACCTCGAGCCCTTCGCGCTGCAGCGTCGCCGGCGTCACCGCATTGCACTTGCCGCACGTGCAGCTCTCGTCACCAGTACACGGCTTTGGACCGGGCTGGTGCCGGCGCTCCTCGAACTCGGCGCGCGCCTGGGCTGTGGCCTCGAAGTACCGCAGCCCCTCGGCCTGAAGCTCGCGGATGCGCTCCTCGATGTCCTCGTACACCTCAGCGTTGACCGAGGTCTCTTCCTTGGGCATCGCCCACGGCTCTTCGGGGTGCTCGCGGTTGTGATCGCGGATCTTCCGCTCGAGATCGCGCCGATCGTTGCGCCGCCGCTTCTCTTCGGCCTCGGTCGCTGCTCGCTGCTCGACGACGTAGCGGTTGATCCCCCCGCCGGCGCCTGACGCGCTATGTCCGAGCGCTAAGGCCCGGCTACTGTCATCGGTGAACTCTTCGGACCGTACGTCGACGTCGTCCATCCCAACCCCTCGGCTCTCACCCTTTCGGGCGGCACTGCTCGTTGGGTTTACGTGCTACACAATAGCGCCGGTGAACGCCTCCTTAGTGTCCAGGCATTTTATCCTTCAGTCGAACAGCGATTATTTGTTCCACGTAGGCGGCAACCGTGGAGGTGCCCGACGGCAAAGCCGACTGACGTCCGCCCTCATGAAAAAGTTGCTCTGTACAAGTAAACCATGAGCGTTCGCCTGGATAATCAGGCCGGTGCAGAGTGAAATCCTTAACAGGAAGCCACACGTTGCCTAAAAGTATTGCGCTGATCTGAGGCGCGAGCTTTTCAAAGTCCATAGACGCTTGACTTGTCTAGCCCATAAGCGTCAACCTGCGAAACGGCCCGAGCGAGCTTTCGCTGCAAATGTCGATCGCGTGCGTAAAACCGCTTGTGCTCCAGATAACACCGCGCGCAGCGCCGGTTGCCAGGATGGATCGCGACGCGCCCGCAGTCGCCGCACAGCTTCGTCCCGTCGTCCCTCGTCGGTAGTAACCCGCTCGCATCGAGCGTGATCAACGGCATCTGAATCGGCTCGGGCTTATCGAGCAGCCCCGATTCTAAGAGTCGCAAGATCCACTCTTCAGCCGGCCACTTCGAAGACGGATAGACGATCACTAGTCGGCTCCGATGATATGTTCGACAGGGATCCCGCTAAAGGTGCCCGCCGCGATCTCGTTGAGTCCAGGGTTGATGAAGTACGGGCCCGGCACACCGTTGGCGCGCAGATACTCGGCCGCCGCTCGGATCAGGGCCTTTTGCCTCTCGTCGAAGTCGTAGATCACACGAAGTCCTCGTCTCGAAAGACTTCCTCGATCGCACGCTTGATTACATCCCCATGACATGATCTTGGGCTACAGAAACATCCGAGATTCACGCCGCCCGTCTTCACGACGATCGAAGAGAGGCGCGCGAGCTCGTCGAGCACATCCCGATTGCCGCTCCATATCTTATCCTTCAACCACTGCTCGTACTTGGCGATCACCTGCGCTCGTGTGCCGTCGCGACCGATATGGAACGGATTGGCTAAAGGCGAAGCCTCGCGTTCCGGCCAGCGGTTGCCGGCGTTCCCTCGACCGATGTACTCGTAGCCGTTGATGGACGTCTTGATGTTGACGACGCGGATGCTCACGGACCCTAGCAGCCCTCGCCGCACACGACGTTGACGATCTCTTTGGCTACAGCCTCACACAAGTCATGGTCTGGAAACGCAAAGGTCCTCCGCTCGATCAGCTCCGTTACTTTCCTAATCTTCTCTTCGTGAGTCATGCTGTTTGGTCTCCTTCTGCGCCTCTAGGGCGGCGGTTATGTTTGCCTCGAAGAATCCGAAAGAACCCTTGCACGAGGCCGCTTCAGCAGCGCAGCGTGGTCGATAGCGTTACCGCCGCTCATTGGTTTAACTCTGAATGGGACGGCCAGGTGCTTACAATGCTAATCACTTCGGGCGTATCCTCCCATTTACGAGCGCCGAACAGACGCTCCGCTTCTTCGGGGTTTTCGGCCTCGATGTCAGCGCAGATAGTGCGTTCCTCTATTCCGTAAACACTATACATCGGACTCATATCGTTCCTCCCTTTCCATCGCCGTCGCGCTTGCTGATGGTTACACTTTGCTGGCCGGTATAGCGTTGAAAGTCTTTGCATCGGCGGCACTCAACCCAAAAGTAGACGCTATCCGCCCACGCCCAACTGTGTCCGACAAGCCTGCACAGTAATCGCTTCATGCTCCGTCGCCCTCGCGGAGAAGGGCTGCGCCTGTAAGATGGGTCGCTGCGTGTTCCTCCATAGCTCGCCCGCTCATCGGAATCTTCTCGCTGCAGCGTGTGCAGACGTAGTGTCCGTGCCGAGCGCAAGCAAGCTCTAGCTCCAACGCTGTAATGCGCTTGCGGTCGGCGTCGAACGCAGCCAGGGCAGCAGACTCTAGAAGGTCGCGCACAGCGAACCGAAGCATCCCCGGCTGGAAGTTGTACTTCGAGCCGAGCAGAATCTCGTCAGCGATTTCACGCGCCAAATCTAGCGGTGCTGCCTCCGGCTTGGGGTCACTCATCCTTCGTAGCCTCCTGTTGCGTTGTGGGCGGACCTTTGATATGACGCTTATGGAAGGCAGCTAACTCTGCTTCGTGCCGTTCCCGTCCGCATACAACAAGCGTTACGCTGCCCAGTCCCCGGTTACTTTTCCCCATATACAACAACTCGTTACTTTTTCGGCGGCATCCCGTCATCGCGCACTTTGTATTCTTCACTGTAGTTTCTCTCCTTGCGCGTTGCGCTGGCTTAGGGTGAAGGCTACGCCTTCTAGCCCGAGTGAACGCAACGCGGCTTTAGCTTCCACGCCCGTCATTGTTTCGAGTGTAGTCTCAGCGGGCGCAGACTTGCGGTACGCAAGGGTTTCCAGCGCAGCCCGCATATTCGTTTCGGGCGAGTTCATCTCCGCGCAGTCGTTAAACTCGTCCAGGCAGGCGCGTACATCGTCATCGCTCACCGTTACCGGCTGCTGGAGGGCGCGAATCGTTGCCAGCAATCGCCTCGCGATGTCGTCCACGATTACGTGAAAGGTGCAATGCTCGCAGTCGGGCTGGTATTCGTAGTCGCCCTCCAGGTGGAATCCCTCCGCATCGGCCTCGTTATTCGCGTAGTCTCGAAGCGGTTTCAGTATCTCCTGGAGTTCCCGAGCACCTAGTGGCGATTCCATTATGGAGCCTTGCTCCTTATTCCGAGATCTGAAAACTCGGCAAGTGATGCGTTGTACGCGATCAGCGCACTTGGAAAAGGCGCGTTCCAAATCGCACCTTGGAACTTCAACCGACCGCGAAAGAAGAGGGCATCACTCGCAGCATTCCAAGCATCCTGAAACCAGGACGGATCAGTACGAGCGGGGACGAGCAGTAGAACCACATGGCCGTCTTTACCGGCGTCAATGCACTTGCGGACCCAATGCCTGATTGTTTTTCCGTAAGGCGGATTGCAGTAGATCGGGGACGCATCCCACGCCTGGAGTATCCCGTCATCTGCGGGCGTGTAGAAGCGTGCGGCCCGCGTCGGATTCTCCGGCGTCGTGCAAGGGTCCAAGCCTATTCCGCCTAGTAGGGCGTGAATACGATCAACGAGCCATTCAGGAGTTTCCCATGCGTTGTCGGAGTGCTGCTCGTTTGGAGCAAGCATTGACAAGCCGGCGATCCGTGCGCTCATCTTTTCTCCAGCAGTAAGGGGGGCTCTACTATGGGCGGTGGCGATGTATTGCAGCCCGTCATTACCGTCACACACGGCTGCGGAGGCACGAGGCCCAGGTCGCTCGGCGTACAGCCACCCAGAGCTGAGATCAGGGCACCGATCAGTATGGCGACGACGGTCGCGATGACATCAGAGCGCTTCACGGAAGCTCCATTTTTGTTTTGGCCAGTTTGTTGAAGTGACGGATCGCGTCTCGTACGATCGCGAGCGGCCAGCGCGTTTCGTTGCGATCAACCGCATCATGGCAGTCGCGATGCGCGGGCCGCGCGAAGTGCTCAGACGCGTAGCGGTGCGGGCCGAGGTGGGCACGGCCGATCACGTGCGCAGCGTCGGTGGCCGGCGCCTTACGCGTGCAGAGTTTGCAGTTGTTGCCCCACTTGCGGAAGACTCGCCGGTGGAAGTTGGAAGCATCCGTCTTTCGCTTGGGGTTGGCAACTAGCGGGCGACTCATTTATCCGCTAATGCTTTCGCGTCGGCATCTAGTGCAACGGCTGCGGCCCAGACAAACTCCAGCTTCGTTTCCGGAAGGACCTTTTCGTCCCAAATAGATCTCGGGAACGGCGTCCCGTCGCTGGATACCGGGTGTATGCGTACGTTCGCGGCATAGATCGCTGCGGCCACCGTCTGGACGCGAGCGAGACCTAGCCGCTCGATGATCTCTTCAGCCTGCTTACCGCGCTCGGTCGCGCGGGGATGCTCCGCTTCGTAGTTCTTACGAGCGAGAGATTCAGAATCGAAGTCCTCTTCTTTGGTGAATTCGCCTTTCTCGTATTCCGCAGTCAAAGTCGCCACCGCGCTTGCGACAATCGATGCGAGACCGAGGCTCTTATTGCACCTGTCAAAGATGAAGTTATACGCATCAATGCTGACCTTGCCGATCAGCTCTTGATTGGCCATCGCTTCTGGAAGCAGATGCCGCGGAATCGCGAGAGCCGTTGCATAGGTCTCGCCTGGCGCTGGGGGATTCCCGTTTGCTCCCATCAGTCGGTCAGATGCGGCTTGGCTTCGCCATTGCAGGGTGCAAGTTCGCCAACGGAAGCAATCGGTGCAATATAATCGCGCAGATCGAGGTTGCAGAACTGGATGACTTTGCAGAGCGCATCGAACGCGACGCCTTCCCCCGTAGTTAGGCGGGTGACGACCTCTCGGTGTACGCCGATTGCCTTGGCCAGCTGGTTGCTGTTCTCGAGCCGATAGAACTTGCGGATCGCTTCGAGATCGACGCCGAACTTGACGTGATCGAATCGCGAGTTCTCGTAGCGGGACGGCTTTTCGGGGGTCTCGGTATCGGTGTGCATAGATCCTTTCTCAGACAGCGGTCCACGCCGCTTCGTGAATGGTTTGGCGACAGTTAGAGCAGCGGCGACGGTTTACGAACTCCATGCCCTTCATGGTCGACGCGGCCTTCGAGTGGTTGTTGCAAAGCGAGGCTCGGCAGCTCGGGCAGCGACGGCGCGCGCCGGTGACTTTCTTGCCGTTGGCGAAGCACGGGTCGCAGACGACGCTCGCGGTTGCGTTCACGCGGGCTCGTATGTTGCGGCGAAGATGTCCGGCTTGCACGGGTAGAACTCATTCATGACGCCCTTGATGATCCAGTCGCCAAGCCGCGCCTCCATCTCGCCTTCTAGCGTTTTGATCACGATCGGCGCGCCGTTAGTTGGGAACGTGGCGGCGCCCCGGTTCTCGAGTATCCACGTCGCGATGTCAAACGCGTCCGTGCCCTCCAAATAGCACACGGCTTCGATGACGACAGGCTTCTCGCGATACTTACCGATCATGACGGCTCGATATCCGTGTCGTCGTCAGCTGGAGATTCGGGCGCCGCGGCGCTGGGACCGACGTTCGCGCCGCCGACAATCGCCATTAACTCACTCGTCGCTGCAAAGGAACGACGAACGCGAAACACTTCGGGCGCCGACGCCTCGGGTGTTTCAGATCCCGGCGGCGGCTGATCGAGCAGCGAGGTTTGCTGCCCTCTCGCACTGTCGCGGCGCAGTCGCCACCGCAGCTGCTGACTGAGCGCGTCGAGCCTCTTGCGCTGCATCGTCGCTTCTTCGCGCGCCTCTTTGGCTTCAGACTCCGCGGCCGCCCACCGATCGTACTGATCGACCCAGTCTTGGTTGAGCTCGTCGATCGTCACCTCGATCAGCGGAGGCTTCTTCTGCTCTTCCTCCGCGATCGCGCCGGTCGTTCCATCGAGTACGATGGCGGCCGGCTGACCATCAACGAGCGCCTCGATCTTCTTCTCGCCTTCGGGTTCTGGCTCGGGCGCCGGCGGTGGTGCGACGGCTTCAACGAGATCGAGATCCTCGTTCATGCACCAACCGAGACCCTTGACGCGCGACGTACCATCCGCGGACGTCTCGGCGATCTCGCCTTGCTTATCGATCCAGTTGCCCTTGTTGACTTCAACGAGGTCGCCGATCTCGAACGTCTTCGGCACCTTCGCTTGAGCTTGATCGATCGGCGTGACAGTAGAACTCATGCAGCCTCAACTTTCTTGGCAAAGGGTTCAGTGTATCCGCATCTGCTGCAGCGGGAAACAAGAACATCGTAGATCTGCTCAACGATCAGGTAGCCAACGCACGTCGGGCAGCGCAGCGTCATCGCTGGTTGCCCATCATCAGGCGCTCGCGATACGAGTCGCCCTCCACGCACACGAAGGACTTGCACATCTCAGCAAGCCGATCGAGAATGGCGCGCCCAATGATCGGATCGAGCCCCTTCTTGGCCCACGCGATACTTAGATCGGCGGGGCCGCGGTTGCTCGTGAGGATCACCGGCTTTTGATTCAGGCTGCCGCCGTTCTCATAGCGCTGATTGACGAGCGCGCAAAGCCGCTGCGAGACGTACGACGTGAACTCGACCTTGTCGAGATCATCGAGCACAAGTACTTCCACGTTGGCGAGCCAACGGATGACGTCGTGCTGATCGGTCTTCACTTTGCCCGAGCGATCGTAGGACGCTTTGAGCGAGTCCATCAGCGCCATCATGCTCACGAACGCCGCGGGGACGCCGAGATCGGTGACCGCGTTGACGATGCCCGCCGCGAGGTGCGACTTGCCGTTTCCGGCTTCGCCGTAGTACCACGCGCCGCGCTCCATCGGCTCTTCGACGATCGCGAAGGCAAGGTCGAGTGCATTGGGATCGCCCGGCGGGCACTGGAACTTGGCGAGTGTGCGCTCCGCGAAACGCGGGCCGATCTGCGAGAGCTTCTTCGCCATGCGAATGCGGTGCTGACAGTTCTCGTGCGAGATCGCGTCGAGCAGCTCGTGATCGCGCTCGCGCCGGCGGCGATCGTACTCTTCGGGCGTCAAGCGACCCCAAGCGAGGAAGTCTTCGAACGTGCGCGGCGCGTTATCCGCCATGGGCCTTCAGCCGATCGAAGAACGATTGCGCGGCCGCATCGACTTTCGCGTCGGTCCGTTTGGAGTCGACGGGGACCAGCAGACCGGAGCGACGCTGCTCGATCGCAACGGTGCGCTCCCATATCCGCAGCAAGAACGGCATCGTGATCTTTGCGTGCTCGAGGTGCCCGAGGTGGACGTCGTCGAGCATCTTGCGCCAGCGCTCCATCACCGCGGCCTCGCCGTACTGGCCGATCAGTCGCTCCGCGGCGTTGGCGTTCGCGGCGACGAAGGCCCGGACGTCGATCTCGACAGGGAGCGAGCCGATATTGACGGCGACGTCGGCGGCCCGGGCACAGAGGAGCTGCGCTCGCGCTGAAAGCGTCAGCTCGTCTTTGCCCTGGCTCTCGTGTGCGCGCGCGTCGTCTTCTTCTTCTCTTACGTCGACGATAGAGAGGGGGTGCGGGGGAGAGAAAGGGCCGGACGAGTCCCGGGACTCGGTGCCGGACTCGATTTTGAGGGCCTCGGGACTCGGTCCCGGACTCGCATCGGGACTCGCGTATATAAAGGAAGACGGACTCGGCTCGGGACTCGGTTCCGGACTCGATGCCGGGACTCGGTCGCAGACGCGTCCAGGGACTCGCAAGAGGTCAGCGACCGGCTGCAGGACCATCCTGGCCTCCTCGGTCCGGAACCGGTAGCCGAGCGCTCGCGTGGCGATCATCGCACGTGCCATGGACGGCCGTGAGTCGGCCTCGTGCAGTGCTTTGAAGATCGCGCGCAAGATGGGCTTCCAGTCCGACAAACTGCGTCACTGAACCGCGTGCGGGCCTACGAGGTAGAGGGCGATCTGCGCGATCAGGTATGCGAACGCGCCGACGCCGGCGAGCGCGCAGAGCATCTCGCCCGCTTTGCCCAGGAAACGCTGCTCTGAGGCCGGGAACAAGCTCGCCCCATATCTGGGCGCATAAACGCTCCGGAAGCGCTCAGCGGCCTTAAAACGGCGCGCACGGTGCCGGTGGTACGATCGACACGGCGGCTGACAGTAGCACTCCGTCGCGCGCTGCCCGTCCTGGCTCGTCAAGTAAACGCTCACGCTGCCCGTTTGCCTCCGTTGAGAATGCGCAGGCCGGCCGGGGCTCGGTTCGCGAGGACTTTGAGCTTCCAGTTCAGCCATTGAAGGACTTTGTTACGCCGCA